AAGCAAACCACCGAAGAGCAGGAAGCAGAAGCCAAGGCAGAAGCTGAACGCTTGCAGAATGAGAAGTATGAGGAAGCCATTAAGGAACTGAATCATATTAAGGCGGTTAATGCTTATAAGAGCGTGTCGGAAAAGTCCATAGAGAAGCTGATTGATGCAGTTTCGGATGCAGACCATAACGCCATAGCAGCAATCATAGAAGCTGAAAAGAAAGCAGCAGTCGCAGAAGCACAGACGGAATGGATGAAGTCAAGACCTAGAATGAACATCGGAGGCGAATACTCCGGCATGACCAAGGAACAGATTATGGCAATTCCTGACAGAGCAGAGCGAAGAAGAGCCATTGCTATGAATATGGAATTATTTAATTAGGAGGTAAAAATATGCCAGCAGAAGCAAATTTAATCAAGAAGACCGACCTTGTAAGAGCGAGAGAGGTCGAGTTTGTAAACATTTTTAGTGAGAACATCAAGAAATTAGTTGAGGCACTCGGAGTAACAAGGAAGATTCCGAAGCAGGCAGGCTATACACTGAAGTCTTATAAGGCTACAGGAACACTTGTAGATGGAAAGGTTGCAGAGGGCGAAACTATTCCACTTTCCAAGTATCAGACAGTAGCGGTTCCTTACGAGGAAATCACTCTTAAGAAGTGGAGAAAGGCAACATCAGCAGAGGCGATTATTAGCGGCGGCTATGACCAGGCAGTGCAGATGACAACTGACAGAATGTTGCTTGATGTTCAGAAGGGCATTAGAAGCGATTTTTTCACATTCCTTGGAACAGGCACAGGAACGGCAACAGGAGAAGGCTTTCAGGTGGCACTTGCTCAGGCATGGGGACAGTTACAGGTTAAGTTCGAGGATGATTCCATCGAGGCTGTATACTTTATGAACCCACTTGATGTTGCAGATTATCTCGCAAAGGCTCCTATTACATTGCAGACAGCTTTCGGCATGACATACGTTGAGAATTTCCTTAACCTTGGAACTGTTATTTTTGACAGCAAGGTGCCGCAGAAAACTATCTATGCAACGGCAAAGGACAATATCGTGCTTTATTATATTCCTGTCAATGGTGCTGACCTTGGAGAGGCATTTGACTTCACATCAGACCAGACAGGTCTTATCGGTATTCATGAGACACCTGATTACACAAACATGACAGCATCGGACACAGTAGTTTCCGGCATTGTGCTTTTTGCTGAAAGACTTGACGGAATTATCAAGTCAACTATTACGGCAGAAGCAGCTTAGGAGAGACAGAATGGGCTATAAGGTAGTTTACAGGTTCAAAGATTTACAAGACCTTAATCATGTATACGAGGTGGGGGACGAATACCCTCGCCTCGGTGCAAACCCTAGTCAGGCAAGGATTGAGGAACTTGCAAGCAATAAAAATAAAATCGGCAGACCGCTTATCAAGGCAAGGAGCAATTCTGCAACGCCTGTGGAATTGCCTAAGAGTGCTCATAAAGACTTGACAAAGACTGCTATTAACCGCATGTCTACAGCAGACTTACAGGAACTTGCCAAGACACAGGGTATCGGCGGTGCTGAGCTGTTAAGCGGTGCGGAGCTTAAAAAGCTGTTAATCGAGAAGTTCGGATTGTAGGAGGGCTTATGTCATACACAACATTAGAGCAGGTCAAGATAAGGCTTAAACAATATCATATTGAGACAACTGAAAATGCTAGTGTTGTGATATGGGACGAGTTAGAGGACAATCCGCACATCGAACAGCTTATTGAGCAGGCAAAGCAAGAGATTGTCAACGTAAGGAATTATCCGAGCAGTTATACACAAGAGCAAATTGATGATGACTTAGCCAAGTACGAGAGCGTTATCGTCAATCTCACCGTGTATGACCACTCGCAAGCTGGTGAGAGCTTTATGGCAAGTTACTCCGAGAACGGCATTAGCCGTAATTGGGTTGACCGCAATAATCTACTCGCCGGGGTAATTCCATTCGTTAAGGTATTATAAGAAGATTGTGCGTTACCAATATGGTAGCAGGCGGCACACTTTAAGGGTGGTGGGCGGTGTGCCAATTTTACGATTACAGGAGAAACAGCATAATGGATTTTTTATTGCAGACATATACAATCGCATTACCTGTAATACTCGGATATATAGTATGGCTTTTGCAACAGCAAAAGAAAGGTAAGGACGCAAACAGCAAAGGAACAATGTTACTCTTGCGTGTGCAACTCATTGAATATCACGACAAATATATGAAGTTGGGTGAAATACCTTCTTATGCGTATGACAATTTCGTTGAGATGTACAACGCATACCACGCATTAGGTGGTAACGGCATGGTTACGAAGATGTATAACGAGATACAGGCATTACATTTAGGCAAAGCAGGAGGTAAGGATTGATGGATATTACACAGGTATCAACAGTAGTTGCAATCGTTGTTATCACTTACTTAATCGGGTTAGCTGTTAAGGCAATCCCACAGATTAAGGACAACTACATTCCCATAATCGTAGGTATTGCAGGCGGTATCTTAGGTATTATCGGTATGTATGTGATTCCTGATTTCCCGGCAAATGACATTCTCAATGCTATTGCGGTCGGCATAGTGTCGGGGCTGTCAAGCACAGGCGTAAATCAGATTTACAAGCAGCAGGTAAAGAAAGATGCTTGACATCAATAAGCAGAACATGAAGTATTCTCGGCAAGGACAGCGTACAGTTGTTTATGAGACTGACAGTGAGGGCAACATAATCTATGAGGGCTACACTGACAGCGAAGGTAACTTTATTCCGTATCTTGATGACGATGGTAATAAGATACCGCGCATCAAGGAGGAATACATAGGCTATTCACTGCCGGTTGCTTTCAAAGCAAATATCGCCTTTAGCGGCGGCGAAGCAGAGGCGGAAGAGTATGGCTTTAACGTGGCAGACTTTGATGCAGTTATGCTGACGGAACGCAACGAGCTACCATTGAGCAAAGGTGATGTTATATGGCTTGATAGTGAAATTGGCTACAAGGACGAGGACAAGGTTCATGTTGACGAGATTACAGCGGATTTCATTGTTGTCGGAGTAAAACCGTCCTTGACTTCCACAAAATATATGCTGAAAGCTCAGGTGAAGTGATGGTAAAGCACAAGATTGTTGTTAATGTATTTTCACAGAAATCCATTGAGAACGCAATAAAAGGCTTGCAGAGCTATCAAGATTATCTGACATATAAATGTCAACTACTTGCGGAAAAACTGGCAGAAAGAGGCGTTGAGATTGCGAGAGTACAGGTTGCGGAGCTTGACGCAATATTCACAACTGAATTGCTTTCAAGTATTCATTCTGAATATAAAGGAAGCGTAAAAGGTGGCGGCGTATGGGCGGTTGTAGCAGACAGCTCACACGCTGTTTTTGTTGAATTTGGAACTGGCGTTATCGGCAAGGCACAGCCATATAAAGGCACATTGCCTGAGGGCGTTACTTGGGAGTATGCAAGTGGTAAGACAATCAGACAGCTTGCCGATGGGCGTTATGGTTGGTTTTATAAGGGTAAGGATGGCAACTGGTACTTTACAGAAGGTATGCCGTCAAGACCGTTCATGTACAACACAGCGAATGAGCTTAGGTCAATCGTTATCAGCACAGCAAAGGAGGTATTCAAGGACTAATGGCGAGTGAAAACGCATGGGCGTATGACATTGAAAGCACAATATATTCGATTGTCAAGGCTAAGACATATTCAGCAATCAAGAAGAAATACCCCAACTTGCTATTTACCGACAAGGGGCAGAGTGACAGTTCACCGACATTCCCAACAGTGTACATCCACATGTTGGCACCGACAGAGCAAGGGCGAACGATTGACGGACAATCCATTAACGGCTTACTTGTCACATTTCAAGTTGATGTCACAACTAACACAAGCAGTTCGGATGTGCGTTGGGTGATGAGTGAGATTGCTGAGGTATTCAAGACTATGCGGTTCGAGGCTAAACCGATGCCAGAAACTTCATACGCAGACAAAATTTACAGAAGCACCGCGCGTTTCGGGCGCGTTATCGGTGCAAATGACAGATTGTTATAACTAAGAGCTTTTTAAGGCTCTTTTTTTATTTTCATTTTTATAGGAGGACAAAAAAATGGCAGTAGCAGGTATATCTACATTAGGTGTTACGTTTGGTTACGGCGCAGAAACAACAGCCGGAACTAAGCCGACAACATTCACACAGCTTACCAGAATTAATACTATTGGGGGAATTACTATTGACCCACAGACCATCGACGCATCAGCACTTGAAGATATGGTAACAAGAAGTATTAAGGGTAGAGCAGATACAGGCGGTACATGGACTGTTACAATCAATCTTACAGACGAGACAGAAGCAGAATGGGAAGCTCTTATGACAACGTATAAAGCTCTTACCGGCGGCAAGAGAATGTGGTTCGAGACGATTTTTAAGGGCTTGACCAAGAGCTTTTTTGTTGTGGCTCAACCGCCAGATGAGATTCCACATCCATCAACAGACCAGAATGGTCTTGCAACAGTTGAAATCAACCTTACAATCGAGGAATACAAAGGACTTGACACAAAGGTGGAGCTTACACCGGGGGAATAGTAAGTCATTCAGCTAATATGGCTGTACTGAATGACGATACAGCCGATGATTACTTGTCGATGTATGGCAAGTAAGTGATTATTTGACAGAGAAGGGCGGTCTACGGACTGCCCCTTTTCCTATGGCAAGCATAGGAGGAAAAGGAGAGCATAATGATAACATTTGATATTGATAACAAGGAATATAAGTTAGAGTTTGGCTTTGATGCCGCAGAAAATAAAGACATCGTGCAGAAGATGTTCGATTATATGACCGGAGCATACATTTATAAGGAGAACGGCAACACAATCACCGCAATGTCTAATGGTGCCGGTAAGATGGTTGCTGATTATAGCGAGGTATGTCACATGGCGTTTTATGCCGGCTGCTTACAGCATAATCAGGTCACTAAGGCAGAAGCTAAGGCTCTGACACGAGAATATATTAAACATAAGAGAAAGACCGACAGCAAGTACGGTTATTATCAGTTATTTGATGACATTAAGAAGTGCATGGAGGACGATGGTTTTTTCGTTTTGAGCGGTCTTCAGGAGACAATCGAGCAGATGAACAAGTCGGCGGCGGAGCAACTGGAGCAGATGCAGAAAGCAAAGGGAAAGAAGTAAATTTCCACAAACTGATATGGGAAGAATACTTCCCGCTTGCGTTTTCTATTGGCATAAGCCTTGAAGAGTTCAAGAAACTCACACCTAAAACTTTAGGCTATTGCTTAGAGGGTGAGAAACTTAGACGCAAGGAACGAGACAGGGAAGTATGGCTATGGACAAGACAATACGGCTTGCCGGCTATCATCATCGGTACAAGAGGCGGTGCATGGGGCAAGGATAAGGTTGAATATCCTGAACAGGCTATATATGTTGCACAAGACCCAGTGGAGCAAGAACGGCTTGCAGAACGAAAAAGACAGGAGCTACTTGCACAGCTTATGGGTATGCAAGAGAGCTTTGAACGCAATAAGAGAGAAAGAGGCGGTACGGAGTAATCTGTGCCGCTTTTATTTTTATGACGAGGAGGTGAGAGAATGGCAGAAGTTGACAGCTTGGAGATTGGGTTGCAAGCAAACGCCAAAAAAGCAAATGACAGCATTGAAACCCTTATCACTAAGCTTGGCATACTTGCATCGGCATTAGGGAGTGTCAACAGCTCACAGCTTGGTACATTGGCTATGAATGTCAATAATTTAGGCGCGTCCATGAAGTCGATAAACGATGTCGGCACAGCAAGCTTTACAAGGCTTGCAAAAAACATCACTAAAATAGCAAGTGTTGACAGTTCGGCACTTAATACGGTTGCAAGCTCACTTAATTCCACGGCGAGCGCATTTAATCAGTTTACGGCGGTGTCTGAAAATGCGGCGCAGATTGGTGAAGTTGCAAAGAACATATCCAAGCTCGGAAACAAGAGTGTGCAGACCTCAATTACCAACATGCCGCAGTTGGCAACTTCGCTTACAAATTTGCTCACAACGCTTGCAAGTGCACCGACAGTAAGCAATAACGTCATCCAGATGACTAACGCATTGGCGAATTTAGCAAGCCAAGGGTCAAGGGTAGGTTCTGCTTCACGGACAATTCAAAGAAGCCTAAATGGGGTTCAGAGAAGCGCACAGACGGCAACCAAAAGCACATGGTCACTAGCTAAGGCGTTCGGTAAGTTTTACGCTTCATACTTTATGGTCATTCGTGGCATTAAGGGCTTGTGGACTTCGATTGAAAGCACCACGGACTACATAGAAGCATTCAATTACTATGCGGTTGCGTTCGGCAAAATTGGTTCCGAATGGGGCAAAGATTTTGAGAAATTCGGCTATGACAATGCCACTGATTATGCGAATAGCTTTTCCGACAGGGTGAGCGCGTTGCTTGGTAAACTTTCAGGATTACAGGTTGATGTTGAGGGTGGCTTGCTCACGGCAGACGGCGCAAAGAACTTAGGCTTGAATATTCAAGAGGTTACGGAGTTTGCGTCACAACTTGCTTCGGTGACTAATTCACTTGGACAGACAGGAGAGACAACCACGGCGGTAGCAAAGTCAATGACAATGCTTGCCGGCGATATAAGCTCTCTTTTTAATGTTGACTACTCATCGGTAGCCACCAACATACAAAGTGGCTTAATCGGTCAGTCAAGGGCGTTGTACAAGTATGGTATTGATATTACCAATGCTACACTTGCGACATACGCTTACAACTTAGGTGTTGAAAAATCCATAAGTGAAATGACGCAGATGGAAAAGCAGCAGTTAAGAGTACTTGCTATACTTGACCAGTCTAAGGTTTCATGGGGTGATTTGTCTAATACAATAAGCAGTCCAAGTAACATGATTAGGCAATTCAACACAAATATCAAAGAAACAAGTATGGTTCTCGGGCAGTTGTTTATACCTGTCCTTCAAAAGGTTATGCCTGTTGTCAATGGTACAACAATCGCAATCAAACGTATGCTTGTGAGCTTTGCAAGCCTTATGGGTGTTAAGATTGATTTTGACGCTTTCGGGCAGAACGGTTATAAGGATACCTCTGACGGATTAGAGGATATGGCAGATGGCTATGACGATGTGGCTAAGGCAGCTGACAAGGCGCAAAAGGGTGTTCGTGGGTTCGATGAACTTAACGTAATTAGCACTGGCACTGATACGAGCAAAAGCACGGGCGTAAGCGGTGACACAATCGACCTCACAGACGAGATAGTAAAAGCAACCGAGGAGTACGAGAAAGTATGGAACGATGCTTTTGACAAGATGGAGAATAAGGCTGAGGCATGGGCTGATAAAGTGCAAGGCTTTTTTGAGCGCATGTTTAAACCGCTTAAAACATGGGGCGGTAAAGTTGACTGGAAGAAGCTTAAAAACGGCTTTAACGGCATTTTGGACTTTGCTAAAAAGTTTACAGTTGGTACAGGCACAGGCTTTTTGGATTTTATCGAGGGTTTATCCAATATCGGTGCGCCTGCTATCAATCTTTTAGGTGGTGCCGTAGAAATATTATTTAAAGCACTTAATTTAGTTCCGGCTCCAGTGTGGCATACATTGGGTGGTGCTTTAGGTGGCGTCGCAACAGCTCTTCTTGCCTTTAAAGCTTATTCTGCTATTGCAAGCGGTATAAATACCGGCTTAGGTAAATTTGCAGATGCAATTTTGAAAATTTCAAGTGCAAAGCCGGTTAGTGTTGGCGAGGGTGTTGGTAAACTTGGTACAGCGATAGCTTCATTGAGCACAGGCGGCTATGTAGTGCTTGCTGTTGGTGCATTGGCAGCGGTGGCAGGAGCTATTATATCTGTTGAACAAGCTTATGACAACATGGTTGATAAATTTGTTGACGCAAGCGTGTTCGACAATCAAGGAACCGCAATAAGCAATATTGCCCAAAGCGTGATTGAGCTTATTGATTCGACCGGCACATCAAGTGAGGACATGACAAACTTTGCTACGGAACTCGAAAGGGTTAACACCAATTTACAAAATGCAAGTGAAGAAGTTGACAACCTTAAATTCCGTTTTGATAATTTAGGGCTTGAAAATGTGACAGATAATGACATTGAGAATATGAAAACAGCTGTCGGTAACTTAGCTTCGGCGTTGCGTGATGATTTGCAAGTAAACTCTGATATGGCATGGCAAGCGTTACAGAATATGTCTAGTCAGACTGCTGAGCAATTAGGTATTGATGTAGGAACCATGACAACTATTTTGTCTCAGTTCAATGCAAAGTTTAATGGCATATACACTGACATGGAAACACAAGCAAATGTCATTTTCGATAAAATACTTAGTGGTACTGCCACACAAGCCGATGTAGACGCTCTCAATTCGCTTCTTGATGACATGAATTATCTGAGTGAAGCGGCAATTAAACGTCAAGTAGAATTAGAAAATACCGTTAGCGACATGATGAATATTAATTTCGGAAGTGTCGAAGAAACCACTAAGGCTATAGCGGATATTACAGAAGCAGGGCAAACAAAGCTCAATGAGGTTGATGAGTATTATAAGAGCCTTATGGACCGAGCAAACGAATGGAAAATATCCACCGAGCGCGCCCTTGAAATAGGCAGAATCACGCCAGAGGAAGCCTCTACATATCTTGATTGGATTAGCCAGTACAAAGAAGCTCAAAGTGCTAACTGGAATGAAGAAAAGAATAATATTACGTCACAGATAAGTACAACTTTCGATTATATTCAGTCACAAGTTGAGAAAGCAGGAGTTGAAGCTTTCCAGAATGCACAAACTAAAGACTGGGGCATTGCCGAACTATTCAAGAATCCTATTCAGGACGTGGCTAAGAGTTTTGACAAAAATACTTTTAAACCAATTTCAGATGCTCTTAGTAAAGGAATGGAAGCTCTTAATATTGAACCATCTAAAGATAATCACCTGTATCAGCGGTGGCTTGAGAATGCTACATTGTCTGAGAATGACGTAAGCGGATGGGCGATGCGAACTGCAAATACTCTTGGTAATGCCATATTAGCCAATTCAGACATTACAACTAAGGCATTTGCGGACATGGCAGGGTATGACGTAAGCGGTTATACGGACGCAATGAAAACGTATGAGCCGAAGCTTAATAGATTAATGATTGGTGTTGGAGATAGTCTCTTGAACGGTCTTGCTACATCACACGACATTAACAGTCCGTCTAAGGAGTTTGCTAAACTTGCTCTATATGATGTTCTTGGTTACAACCAGGGCATATCGAACAACACAAAACAGTCATTAAGTGCAATGCAAACTTACGCTGCTAAATTACTTAATGGCTTTCAGCTTGCATTATTAAAACCTATTACCAATATAGGCGTGCAAACAATGAGCGGGTTCCTTAATGGCTTGACCTCAATGGAGCAGTCAGTATACAGCAAGGCAGACGAGATAGCCAAGAACGTAGCAAAGACTATCCAATCTGCCCTTGATATTCACTCACCATCAAGGGTTATGTTTGAACTTGGTGCCTACACTACAGAGGGATTTAAGGAGGGCATGGAGAGCCTTTACAAGCCGACAGAATTGTCTATCAAGGATTTTGGTTTTGGAATGGTTGAGGCGGTTCACCCACAGCAGTTGTACAGCGGTTATGCCGATTACACACCGAGCGTAAGCACATCGACAAGTACCACAACGCAGAACTATTACAACACAAGTTCGAGCGTGGACAATGCCGAGACAAACGCACTACTGAGAGAGCAGAACGAGTTATTGCAACGCATACTTGCCAAGGAATACGGCATAAGCAAAAGCGATATAGGCAAAGCTTCAAGAGAGTATGCAAGAGACTTTTTTAAGCGGACAGGGCGTGACGCTTACACATTTTAAAAAAAATCCTCAACAGGTGCATGACGTATCTGTTGAGGGTTTTTATTACAAATCATCAATGAGGAGACAATATGGGCGTTCAAGATTACACAGAAAATTTAAAATTTTTGTATGAGTATTTGTCAGAAACAAATTATGAGTTGGCTGAAAAATTGTCAAGGTTCATTCGGGATGGAATTGGAAAGCCGGAAATATTGTTAGAAAGTGCTGTATACGCAAGCTTTAACAAAGCCTATTGCAATTCGGCTTTGCTCTTGTTAGAAGCTTACGAAGCTTATTTGCTAGAAGCAGGAAGTGATTTATATCCTTTTATGATTTATGCGGTGCGAGAAGAAATTTTAAAGAACATGATAAATGTGAAGTCAAACACATCAAGTAAAAGCCTGTACTTGCTAAAAATGAGCAACGGAACAGTCAAAATTGGAATTGCCGCAGATGTAGAAAAGAGAGTTAATCAATTAAAACATGCTTCTGGAATGGATATAGAAAAAATTCTATTTACAGATAATTTTGATGATTCTGAAAAACTAGAAAATCTGCTTCACAAAAAATACAAAAATTGTAGAAAAAATGGAGAGTATTTCTTGTGTGAATTTTCTGATGTAGAAAAAGACATTATTAAGCTTGCTAAAGAAAAAAACGTAAAAATTCACAGGATTTCTTAATGCCATTCATAGAAATCCCTCGTAAACCACCAATCCGACCAAAAAATTACTTGTCGCATGAATTGACATACCTCCCATAAAGTAGTAGTATTAAGCCACTACACAAATATGGGAGGTATTGTTATATGGAAGAAAAAACCACTAAAACCGACAATCAAAGCAAAAGCAGTGAGGATATCAAAATAAATGTAATATCCATACTGCTTGGTTTAGCTTTTTTGTTAGGTGTATTTTTGGCTTTAACTGGTAGATTTATGATTTTATTGTGGATAATAGGCATTTTTTTAAGCCTGTTTTGCTTATTTTTGGGTATAAGACTTTGCTTTGATGTCCACGCAATCAGAAAGCACCTTGACAGCAAGGAGGGCAGATAATATGAGAAGATTAAAAATCGGAGTAATTATTTTATCTGCCGCATTGATTATGGGCTGTTCATCTAACAACAGTTCGCAAGCTGAATATGATAGCCTTATGGTGGAAAAGCAGTCACTTGAAGCCGAACTGGCAAAGCAAAAAGAGACTACCAGTCAGGAAGCTACCCAAGCTGAAACTACACAAGCACCGACAACTACAGAAAAAGACACATCGACACAAGAAGTTACAACAGAAGTTGTAAAAACCACTGAACAAGAGAACAGTGACGTTGAGATAGTTGCAGAATATAATATTCCCAGCTATGCTTGTACGTTTCATTTTGTCATTGTAAAGAACAATACGGATAAGACCTTAAATGTTACAGCAAATTCAAAGGCATATACAGCAGATGGCTCACTTGTAAGCGTTGACGATGCTGAATTTGACGCTTTAGGTTCGGGTTGCACATCCATAATAACAGAAATGTTTGATACGGATGCTGAAATTGCTTATTGTGACACCGAAATATCAACAAAAACAGATGGTTGGTACGAATCGGTTATACAGGATTTATCCTACACGGAAACACTCATAAAAGATGGTGCAATATATGAGGTAACTAATAATGGCGATAAAGCAGCAAGGTTTGTTGAAGGCTATGCAATATTTTTTAATGGCAAAGAGCCGGTAGATTGGGACTATACTTATTTTACTGATGATGACAGCGAATTAAAACCGGGAAAATCTATTTCAAAGCAGTTAAACTGTTCTGAAACTTTTGACCGAGTGGAGTTTTATTTAGACGGAAGAAGATAAGCAAGAGGGAGCTGAAAAGCTCCTTTTTGTTTGCAAAAAATTAAAAATAACTCTTGACAAAATGTAGCAACAAATGTATTATAAAAGCACAACAAAATGTTGCTACAAAATAAAAGGAGAGTGATAAGCGTGTCGCCTAAAATAGGGCAAAAAATCAAAGACAATCCCAAAGACTTTATGTTGAGGACAAGGCTTGATGACGAAACCGTTAAGAAGTTGGATTATTCGGCAGAAAAACTCAATGTAAGCCGTTCAGAGATTGTCAGACGTGGTATCGAAGATGAATACCAAAAGGCAAAAAAGAAGTAATCGCAAGATTTGGCGGTCACACGATTACTCCTAAATGTACAATCCGCAAAGGAATTGATAAATCTATACTATCATTCCTTTTGCGGAAAATCAAGAGGTTTTTAACAGAAAGGAATGGTATGATATGGCAAGAATTAACTGGAGAGAAGAATTTGACAAGGTAGACGAGGAAAACATGAGACTGCTTTGCGAGTGCAGGAAAGAGCAGTTGAGAAAAATCATTATGCAGGTTATCTTGGATTGCGATAACGAGAAGTACTTAGACAATATCGCAATTTTCGCCGCCGCTACGAATGGCAAGAGCGTAGAGCGTGTCATGGGTGGCTATGAACTTACCTCAAAAGGAAAGGCAGGTGTTGCATAATGGCAGAGCTTGTAAAAATTGAGGGAACAGAGCTGGCAATCCGTGAGTACAACGGTCAGAGAGTTGTCACATTCAAGGATATTGACACAGTACATCAGAGACCAAGTGGAACGGCGAGAAAGACTTTCAACAGAAACAGGAGCAGATTTGAGGTAGATAAGCATTATTTTATGCTTCAATTAGGAGCAGAAAATGCTAATGTCCGTTTAACGGACATTAGAAATATCGTTGTACCAAGCAGAGGTATAACAGTATTGACAGAGCGTGGCTATCTGATGTTGGTAAAAGCCTTTACGGATGATTTGTCTTGGAAAGTGCAGGACGAATTGATAAGCGGTTACTTCAAGGCTAAGGCACAGCCGCAGACAGCGGTTGCACCGGTGCAGGTTGAGGACACCAAGTACAACACAAGCAATACACTGGTGCCTAAGGTCAAGAGTTGGTATATGCGCAACAGAAGCAACCTTGAATGGGTAGCGTACAAGACGAATTGCAAGCTTTCGTACGTTTGCCACAGGCTTTTAAAGCGCATAGGTGAAGAATATGACCTAGATGCGGCAAAGAAGATATACGAAGCGGAGACTGGACACGCACCGCAGTACCCACTTGATATTGTGGACTATTTTCCTCAATTATCGGCAATGGCTACATGGTGGTTGAATGACTTGATTAAAGTGATTGAGGAAGAAAAATAAAGGAGATTAGCAAGATGAAAAAAGTATTATGGTTCAGCAGACATGAGATGACGGATGAGCAGAGAACAGCATTGGGGGATGTTGACATTGTACAGGTTGACAAAACAATCCAGCACGCAACGGAATTACAGGATGAGATAGCACAGGCAGACATTATCGCTATAGTTGCTCCGATAGGCTTACAGGCAGAGTTCTTGAAGCTTGCAGGCGATAAACCGGTAATAGTAGCAGTTAATGAGCGCACGCTTATCAAGAGCGATGACGGTACAGAGAGCAAGGCAGTTTTTAAGTTCGTCAAATGGGAAAGACTGCTAAAAATAGAGGTAGTCAAGGAAGACTACGTTCCGGAATAAAAGAATAACAAATAAGTATAGGAGGCACGTTATGGCAAATCAGAGATTATTTATAACAGAGGATTCTCAGGAAGGAAATGTAGGTAGCTCCATGAGCACTACATATTCCTTTGACAATGGTACCTTGACATTGTTTTGGAAAGGTAAGACGGTGCTTGTTCAGCCAGCTAAGGTTGGAGATGCCTACTTAGTTGAATGCAACGGAGATATTCCAAAAATAATGCCGCTTGCATTACCTCATGGTAATGAAGAAAAAGTAATGTGGCTTTGCGGCTTCAACAAGTACTGCCGTGCTTTATCGCACGAAAAGTACGAAGAGATTCTTGCGAAGAATCGCGTGGCAAGAAACTGGTGGAACTATAGGGAGTACACACGAAGTGGCGATGGCTGGGTTGTCACTCTGCGCAATCGCCCCGATTTCGGCGGCGTACATCATGTAGTTGCATATATTGAGAAGGGCGCTTCAAAGGCTACTCTTAAAGAGTTTCTGGAAGGCTACTTACAACTGAGATGGTTCTACTTTCCAAAGCCTTTTGTTCAAAAAGTTCTGCATGAGATAGGAATAGAACTGGATTATAAAGATGATGATTTCTAATATACATGAAACAGCGCCCCTATTTTAGGGTGCTGTTTTTAATTAAAATTGCTTTTACGATTTACTATACTAAAATCTGTATACATTCTGTCAACAAAGCGTAACCTAGATTAGATAAGAATAGTATAGATAAGATTAATATATATATATAAATATATATATTAATAAAAAACAGTAAATTATATAGATAATATAAAGGGCAGTCCGTGTGGGCTGTCTTTTTTATTAGATAAAATTAGACACATGGAGGAATAAGACTATGAACATTGGTAACAGAGTATTTGCAGTTCAGGGCTATGCTGTGACGCAGAATTATGCACAGCACGTTGAAGCTGTCAAGAATGGCGGTTATGCACAGGGAGTTGACCTTGTTCCGCAGAAGGACAACAGATACATTCAGAGCGACATAGTGGCTCATTCGGACGGCACAGTGCTTTACGCTGGCAACGGTGACGGCTATGGCAACGCTGTGTGGATTCTGCATAATGGCAACTATGTGACTGGCTACGGACACATGAGGGAGCTTAGGGTTAAGACAGGTGATGTGGTTAAGCGTGGTGATGTGATTGGCGTTGTTGGCAACACCGGTCATTCAACAGGCATACATCTTCACTTTGAGGTTCGCAAGTACAAGAAACCTTATACTGTCAACGCTAGTGATTTTTGGGGAGCTAACTCCTTTATGAATACGTCAAAGTTCGACTGGATAGACCCGACACCGTATGTCAACGCTGATTTACCAGGGCAGACGGTACAGGCGACCACAGATAAGTACTATCGTGTACAGGTCGGAGCTTTTGTCAACAAGAATTACGCAATCAACATGGCAAGGGACGTTAAGAGCAAGGGCTACGATGCGATAATTAAGTACTATGAGGGCAACTACCATGTACAGGTCGGAGCATACGAGGCTTACTGGCGTGCTACAGCAACAAGGCTCAGGCTGTTAGCGTCCGGCTACAAGGGAGCATTTATTACAAACAAGACAGGACAGGACATAGCATTTTAGCATCTATCATTGATAGGTGCTTTTATTATGCCCTAGAAAGGCGGTAAAGGTGGCATACGGCGGTTTTTTAGTTAAGGTGGGAGAATATATCATCCCGCAAAAATTTATCAAGGCTGACAGCTACAAGGCTTATGTAAACATGCAAGACATAGACGATTACACGGATGCTAACGGCTATTTGCACCGTAACGCCGTGGAATTGAAAGCATTAAAGGTTGAGTTTGACGTGCGTGCCATGCTGACAGGCAGTGAATTAAAGGAGCTTATGTCGAACATTCGCAACAGTTACACTAATTCAAGGGGTAGAGAGTGTATAATCACAGCTTTTATTCCTGAGTACAACGATTATGTAACGCAAAAAGGCTACCTTGCCGACTTTCAACCGCAAATATACGGCACATACGGTGGAGAGATACATTACAGTTCATTCAGAATGGCATTTATTGGGGGTGTATACGATGGTTGATTACACTTTGCAAGACTTGTTTTATCGTCAGAATGTGGATAAGCAGTTCATAATCACAACCGATGACGGCTCCGTTACAATCACCAACACGGAGCTACATCAAGAGAGCTTTGAACTGACTGAGAGCTTATGCTCCGAGAATGAGCTAACATTTGGAGCATGTGAAGCGGCGACGGTTAAGTTCACAATTTCAAATATTTTTACTTCACTGAAAGACAAGTGGATAACTGTCAAGATAATCCTTGATGGCAACAGCGATAATTCGTTCATTTTAGGGCGTTATAAAGTTGTGTCTGATAAACCTACGGCAGACCGAATTAAACGCGAGATTGAGGCTTACGATGCGTTGTACGATGTGATTAACACCGATGTTGTTGATTGGTACAACAATATCTTGCCAACAACGGACACTTACATCACATTCAAGACTTTCAGAGACAGTTTTTTTGCTCATTTTGGCATCACGCAAAAAGAACTTACTCTTGTCAACGATACTATGACTGTAAGCAGAGGTGTTTACACTGACGAACTTAGCGGCGGTCAAGTCCTCAATGCTATCTGCGAGATTAACGGTTGCTTGGGGCATATCGGCAGAAGTGGGCAATTCGAGTTTGTATACCTTAGCAACACGGCACCTATAACAATCAACAAGAGCTACTACACAAGTGCTGATTATCAAGACTACATTGTGTCACAGATTGACAAGTTGCAAATTAGACAGGACGAGAACGATATAGGAGCTATTGTCGGCACAGGCAGTAACACTTACGTTATTGAGAATAACTTTCTTGTGTACGGCAAGGATGCGGCGACACTAAAAGCTATTGCAACTAACATATTCAACAAGATTAAAGGCATAACGTACCGTCCGGCGGAGATATCAAGTTCCGGAAACCCATGTATCGAAGTCGGTGATGCAATTAAGCTATCAAGCAAGTATGCAGAGATAAACACTTATGTCTTAGAACGCACCTTAAAGGGCATACAAGCCCTTACAGACAGTTATACGGCACAAGGCGAACAATTACGCACCACACAGATAAACAGCTCTAATAAGTCAATTACACAACTTAAAGGTAGAGTGAACCGACTAATCCGTGATGTAGACCAGAACAAAGCGGAAATATCGAATGTTGAAGCCGGATTAAAGAATGAGATAACACAGACCGCATCGGAACTGGATGTAAAGATACAGAGTTTGCAATCGCAGATAGATGGCGAGATAACCGTCATCAACGGTCACGGAGTACCGACACTCTATAATTACCCGGCATACAACTGGGTAGCCGGTCCCAAGGTTGGCGATGTACTTGTTGAGGGCACAAAGTTCACTTATTCGGATGAGGTTTATCGCAAGCATCAGCGAACCCTATTTTTTGATGAGGATAGCATAACAACCTATCGTTTTATCAAAAAAGATAGCGTATGGACATGGGAGCCGATAGCCGACACTGAATATTCGGTAATTCAGAAGCAAATAGCCGACTTGAACGTAACTGCACAAGGAATTACTCAGAGCGTTGAGCAGTTGTCAACCAAGGTGACGAATGAGTATATCACACAGATTGATGCCGAGACACTTGTAGCGACCACAGCAGACGGAATCAAGGAAGATATATCTAAGACGTACACAACTAGGGATTATGTCAACACATTGAGTGCAGAGTTCAACAGGACAGCAGAGGGACTTACGGCACAGATAAGTGAGGTTAATGAAGCTCTTGATGGTGCCAATGAGGTCTACACCATACAAGGAACCCCAACCTTACAAAATTATCCGGCGTACAACTGGACATCGGGACCAGTGGTGGGTGATAAGCTTACGCAGGGATTGAGGTTTACTTATTCAGACGCAAGCTATAAGAAACACAACAGAGCACTTGTTTATGATGAGGTTGCCGGCAAGACGTACAGGTTCATCAAGAGCGGTGCCACATGGGGGTTTTCCGATGTTGGCGATACCGAATTTTCGTGGGTCAATAAGAAGTTAGCTGAGTATAAAGCTACGGCAGACGGACTATCTGCTGATTTATCAAAGTTCGAGACTAAGGTTAACTCAGATTACATAACCAAGATTGATGCTCAGGCAAGCATTAAACTCTCAGCGGATGAACTGAAAGAGGACTTTAGCAAGACGATAAGCAATTATTCAACCACTACGCAGATGAACTTAGCGATAAGCGAAAGCGCAGAGGGCATTATGACGAATGTAAGCAAGACTTATGCAACAAAAGGGGTTGTCAGCAGACTGGAAACGTCTATCAAAGCTACGGCAGAAGGGCTAGAAACCAAAGTGTCGAAAGACAAGCTTGTAACCGAAATCAACGCTAGTGCCGAAAAAGTATTGATTTCATCGAGCAAGCTTGATTTAAAAGGGCTTGTCACAATATCGGCATTACAAGAAAGCGGACAGACTGTAATCAATGCTGATAATATAACAACCGGAACAATTAAAGGGCGGCGACTTGAAGCGTGTGCAATGGACGGCGGAGCCATTGCAATAGGGGCAAACAACATTGTAATGAATGAAGCGGGACTGTGGGTAATAGGTGAATGTTCAGCAGACAAGCCGGCTTACCAAGTTAATAACAGAGGTGAGATAATGCAATACTGGACAGATGGTATACGCCGATTCTACTCTAACGGTTTAGGCGTGAGCGGAACATGGGTAACACATTTTGACGAATACACCGCATCATCGGATTGGTACAAGATATGCATTGCCGCTAATAATACATCAGATGCACGATACAAGAACACAATCAAAAGTCTGGACGATGAAGAACACATGGAAGAACTTTTTAATAGTCTAAAGCCATCAGCATTTTATTATAACAAAGGCACAGAATACGTGGAAACCCAAAGACACCTGGGCTTCATCGCACAAGACATTGAGAAAGCGATTACAGAAGCAGGAATCGAGGCAGACATGGCATTATTTGACCATATCAACGAGGATAAACTTGGAGTTAATAAGCAAGAGTTAATAGCCCTGTGTGTATGGCAAATACAAAAACTTAAAGCCCGCGTAACCGAGCTTGAAAAGAAAGGGGAGGTAGCATGAGTAATTATGACATAAGGGCATTCAGAAGTTCACTTGCACAGTACATCAATCAGTCGCCGATTGAAACTGAGGTAAAGCTACTTGCACTTAAGGATTTGACTACACAGTTAGAGAAAGAAGCAGATGTCGCAGTTGCCAGAGAAGTGGCAGAATTGGAAAAAGCGGCGCAACTTAAAAGAAATGCCGATAAGGCAACAGAGCAGAAAGAAAGTGAGGCATAAACTATGGCAGTAGAATATAATCAGCATACATGGGGGTATGGTGAGGAACTTACCCCCGATAAGCTTAATAATATTGAGGGTGGTGTTAAGGCAACGGCGGAGGCTGTAAACGAAGTAAATAATAATTTAAACATTTCAAGCCTTGAAATGGGAACGGCAACAACTTCAACCGAAGGTCAAGCAACTATTTATTATCCTAAAGCTCATGATAGACCAGCAGATATTATCATCGCAACAGCTCTAAGTGCACACAATACTGTAAGAATTGTGCAAATTACAGGCTCATATAATGATAGATTCTTGGCAGAATGCTGGAATGATAGTTTCAAAGACTTTGTCAATTGTACCTTTAGTTACCTTGCAATTTGGAACAAGGCATAACATTATCCTAATTGTAATGCGTAGAATGTTGGAGTATATATTGCCATCAGTAACTCACCAGAAATAGACTGGTTTTGCTTCGTTTAGATTAATAAATCGAATAATGTTCACATTTGTTTTTGCCACACTCATTATGACTTGCCCTTTGTATGCCTAGCGACAGCAAATGAATAGTTAAATATATTGATAAATTAATAATTTACATGGCTACGGCATCACACCGTAGCCACATATTTCTCAAAGATATTCCGGGTGTGCTCCTCACTTATATAGCTGTAATGCTTGCCAGTAACACTCTGGTCTTTATGTCCGAGGTATTCTCCGGCATCATGCACCGAACCACCACGCTTGACAATGTTCGTGGCGGTGGTCTTGCGGAATAGGTGAGGATAAATGCGGCGGTCAATCTTAGCATTGCTCTTAATGCGTTTAATGGTTGCTCTGACGGCTTCATCACTCATAGGCTTAGTTGTCAGACTTTGGGTGAAAAGTGGCTCATTGGGGTTGTTGGAGCCATTCCTTGACGCAATATAGTCTTTGAGGTACTTCATGGCAACATCGTCAAGATAAAGCGTCGTGTAATTCTGCGTATTTTGTCGATTTTTTTGGCACGATTGAGAGTGAGTTGGCATTGATTGTATGCTATTCTTGACATGTTCCTAACTGGAACAACATCAAGCTTCGGCGAGGAGCGGTGTGATTGGCGTTGCACCGTTCCTTGTGCTTGACAATATCGAACTTATGTTCTATAATGGGTACATCGCTACTGGGAAACGTGTGGTTGTAAAGGGGAAATGCAAAACATGAAAAAAGATGCGGATTACTACCGAAGAAAAATAATTGGCTTAATTAACAAAACGGATGATTTGTGGATATTGGACCATATCCTAAAATTTATTCAAGGAATGACAAAGGAGAGGGAATAACCCTCTCCTCTTTTACTCATCTAACAGTTTCTTTGCTATTTCAGCAAGATTTTCCCAGTCTTTGACGGTTAGCCTTGTTAAGGCTGATACAAATTTTTTCTGGAAATTGTCATCTTTTAAAGCCATCGTCTCAGTGACAAAAGCTCCGATTTCCTGCTCCTTGGTTCTTGATTTAAACATTTCCCCGATGCCATTCCGAAGCCATTCTTCATTGACGTTAAATTCTTTACATATCAATGCTATAGCTGAATCACTAGGAATACTTCTACCCATTTCGTATGTTGCAACAGTGTTTCTTTTCACTTTTATTTTGTCAGCAAATTCTTGTTGCGTCAAATTCAGAGCATTTCTTATCTTTCTAATACGTTCATTCATTTATTTTCACACCTCCTTCCTGCAAATTTATATTATCACGCCTTGTTGAAAAAATCAACAAAAATATGTTGACAAATGTTTTTAAATGACATATAATTGTTTTACAATCAACAGAAAAGAGGTGAGAACGTGAATGAACTTGTACATTTAGAGCATGGTGAAACTGTATGCAGCAGTTTGGAAGTTGCTGAAAAGTTTGGTAAAAGACATGACAAGCTGATTTCAGAAATAGAAAGAATGTACTTTGATTTAATCGGAAAAGGGTGTGCCCAAAATGGTGGAGACCCCCTATTTGTAAAAAGTAGTTACATTCATCCGCAAAATAAACAGGAATATCCAATGTACCTTATGAACCGAGATGGCTTTTCATTATTGGTAATGGGATTTACTGGAAAGAAAGCGTTAGATTGGAAACTTAAATATATAAACGCTTTTAATCAGATGGAGAATTACATCAGAGAAAAACAGTCGCAGTCTTGGATTGAAACAAGAGCAGTCGGTAAGCTGTCGAGAAAATCTGAAACAGATGTATTGAAGCAGTTAGTTGAATATGCCAAACAGCAGGGAAGCGAACACGCTGATATGCTGTATATGACATATTCAAAACTGGCAAATAAAACTGTCGGTGTGGCTGATAGGGATACCGCAACCGCTAAACAACTGATGAACTTATCCGTCACAGAAAATATCATATTGAAAGTAGTTGAAGAAGGTATCAGCCAACAGCTCCATTATAAAGAGATTTACAAGAATTGTAAAGACCGATTGGCAATAGTCAATCAGTTAGCGTATTTGACAGTATGAAAGGAAGTGAGCTTTTGAAAAAAATGACATACCGACAGAAACGAGATTTACTCAATAAGTTCGAGCCGTTCATAATCGGTGCAGTTCAACTCATAAGCGCTTTGGCTGGTGCTGCTACTGGAATAGCTATCTGCTACTTTTTCTAAATGATATGTAGCCGTGGCGGTTACAAGAGCCACAATAAAAGGGATTAGGATATTTCTTAAAAATTCGAGAAAAACATATTCTTTATAGTGTTTTCCTTTAACAGATAAAACATAAGAAAACATCGTTCTATCATTGGAAACATCTACGTTTCTGAAAAAGCCTAATTCTTTTAAATCTAAAAAAGCTTGGTAAATATCTTCGCCGGAATATTTACCGAATTTTGAAAGTTCAATGGAGCCAACCATATTTGAAGATACTTTTTTCAAAATAGTTCTTTCAATTTTTAAAAGCATAATAATACCTCCGGTTTTTAAAACATTATATCACAGAAAGGAGGCGAATTAAATGAGTGAGCAGGAAAAAGAGATTATTCGTAAGCTGTCTGACACAATTCCTAAGCTTGACGATAATAAGAAGAATTACATTCTTGGTGTAGCTGAGGGAATGGCAATAGCCAGAGAGGCAGAGAGGAGCAAGAAAGACAAGGAATGAAGAGAGTGTATGTAATGGATTGTGGGACGTTTGTAAAAATAGGAGTTTCGAGTAATCCAGACAGAAGAAAAGAGCAATTACCTGTGGGTATAGCTCAATATTATTGCACTAAGCCGATTAACAATGCATTTGAAATCGAAAATGAAATGCACAGGCTGTTCAATTCCAAGAGAGTTATTACACCACTGGGGAGAGAATACTTCGACATAACTTTTGATGCTGCTGTGATTGCGTTAAGGCAAAAAGTTGGAAAATCTTGTCCAAAAGCACTTATACCGGACAAACTGAAAATGATAGTAGTCGGCGGTGATGGACTATCCGAGAGTGACCGCTTGATAGTTGAGAAGCTCAAAGATGCTATTCCTAAGATGTCTGATTTTGACAAGGGCTACATACTTGGCAAGGTTGAGAACATGGCAGAGCAGAATCAGCAGAGCAAGCACGCAGACACAGAGAACAGCAGAAAGGAGTAAGAATGGATAAGCAGAGATACAGTATTGTAGACAGTACTGGAAAAGCGGTGATAGTCAAGAAAGATGATGACCGATACATCGGGATTGACGAACTTGCACAGCACATAGCAATGGATGTCATCGACGATTATCAGGACATTATAAATGGCGGTAAGAAGATTGAAGAAACTAACATTGAGCTGTCTATCAAAGTTCTCACCGCCATTACGCCAGTGATTGAAGCTTTTAGAAGCAAGTCTACCTACGGAAAGGGTTGATTGCCGCTTCAATTTTTGCTGATTCTTGAAATCATCTAAAGAGCCGTTATAACCGCAAATCTTAGCGGTAGCATAAGCAGACACAATTTGTTCAACTGGCAAAGCAAGTCACCTCCTTATTGAATGATAAGGAGATTATAACACAAGAAAGGAGAAAAGAGAACTTGAACGAAGTCGAGAAAACAGAGACAAGAACGCCGATTGAGATTGCCCTTGATATTGACGGTGAAGGCATGACAACAGCAAGAAAACTGTATGAGTTTTTAGGGCTTGCACAGGGACAGTTTTCAAGATGGGCGAAAGCTAATATCACCGACAACGAGTTTGCAGTAGAAAATGAGGACTGGTGGGGGTTCGACATCAATGTCGAGGGTAACACAGTTAAAGATTACCGTCTTACAGCTCACTTTGCTAAGAAGTTATCCGTTAAGGGTAACGGAGAAAAGGCAGAACAGGCAAGGGAGTATTTCACGGCGGTTGAGGAGAAGGTCAAGCAGACTGCTATTGACCGCTCGCAGTTATCGCCACAGTTACAGCTTATGAATATGCTTGTTGAGAACATGAGCAGACAGGAGCTTGAAACCAAGCGACAGGCAGAGCAGATAACTAAGGTTGAAAGTACTGTCAATAACATCAAGGAGATTTTCACACAGCCGATTGGCGACTGGAAAGCGGAGATAAACGCAAGAATCCGTGAAATCTCAATTAAGAGCGGCATTGACTATCAGACGCTTTACAACGAGATGTACGGACGGCTTGAAACCATAGCTCATTGTAGCCTAAAGAGATTACAGGACAACAAGACAGCGAGAATGGAAAAAGCCGGAAACACCAAAACAGCAATCAGAGAGGGTACTACCAAGATTGCAATTATATACGAAAAGCCACAGCTTAAGGCGATATTTGAGGATATTGTTAAGCGGTATGCAATGGCTTATGCGTAGTTAGGAGGAACGATGTCAATTCTAAGCATTTTGTGTGCCGTATGTATATGCGTTGCACCGACAGCACCCAACTACATAGAGAAGCCGATATATGGTCCTATTCAGGAAACATCGGACGAATGGCAGACATTCACGCTTACAGCATATTGCGGTTGTGAGAAGTGTTGTGGAAAGAATGACCGAATAACTGCAACAGGAACTTGTGCCGTTGAGGGCGTTACCATAGCGGTAGACCCTACGGTTATTCCTTATAGCTCACTGGTAGATATCGAGGGAATCGGAACATTTGTCGCTGAAGACTGTGGCGGTGCAATCAAGGGCAATAGGATTGACATATATTTTGAGAATCACGCTGATGCATTGACGTTCGGTGTGTGGGAAGAATGGAGAGTGAGAGTAAGGGAATGAAGCGGCCTAAGCGACTGACAAGAGAACAGAAAATCATAGTATCTTCACATGGGCTTAATGCTAATGACTGGATGCTTGATAAGGAGACGGATTTCTATTTCTATCTTGTCGGCAAAGACGAAGACAAAAAGAAAATAATAGACAAATTTGCAAGAGGAGGAAAGCGAAAATGATTATTACAGACTTGAATGCAATGTATGTTGATGAATTGCAGATATTATGTGCAGCCGGAAACATGGCGGTTGTAATTGAGGACGGCAAGATTACAGGAGCCGTTCAGAAGGAGGACTAAGAGGAATGAATATTAAGCTTTTGAACATGAGGGTTGAGAACTTCATGTGTTACGCAAGTAAGGATTTTGATTTTTACGACATAACAAAGATTATGGCTGAGAATGGCGTAGGTAAATCAACAATAGCCACGGCATATCTGTGGTGCTTGTTTAACTGCGATTATGAGCTAAAGGATAATCCAGTTGTCCGAAGAGAAGTTGACGGAGTATCAGTTGATGATATGGATGTATCAGTTGAACTTACACTTGATGTTGACGGAAAAGAAGTCACTATGAAGAAAGTGCAGAAACGTACTTATAGCAAGGATGGCAGCAGTTACAAGGATGATAATGCATACTTTGTCAATGACGTTCGTAAGAATTTAAAGGATTTCAATGCATATCTTGACATTGATATGAGCGTATTCAAGATGTGCAGCAATATCAACGCATTTCTAAATCAGAAGCCGGCTGAAATGAGAGAATACTTATTTAGTCTTGTTGAGAATGTGACAGACCTTGATATAGCACGTTCTAAGGCTGAATTAGCCGAGTTAGTACCGCTGTTAGAGAAATACACAACAGAAGAATTATCCGCTATGAATAAGGCTACTAAGGCTAAAATCACAAAGGATTTACCTATCCTTGACGGACAGATTAAGGAAAAGGAAAGAGATATTCAGATTAAGCAGGACACAGATGTATCTGACCTTGAATTACACAGAAATAGCCTTAAGGAGCAGATAAGTAATTGCATAGCCAATCAGACGGACACTGACAAGATGTTGGCTGAATATGACAAGGCTAGTGCCGATATTCTTGATTTGAAGTTCAAGCAGAGCGATATGGTTCGCAAGGCTAATGAGGAGAATATTAAGGCTAGGCGAGAGATTGAGGACAAGATTTCCGATAAAAAGTTTCTTATTAAGCAGACGGAAAAGACTATCGGCGAGACAGAGAGCTGTATTGAGCTGTCAAAGAAAACCATTGAGAGTATAACCGGATATCTCGATGTAGAACGCAAGAAGTGGACTGAGGAGAATAACCGCCAGTTCGACGAGAATAGCCTTATCTGCCCTTACTGTGGTAGTGAATACAGTGAGAATAAGAAAGAGGAGTTGAGAACCGACTTCAAGAAGCACAAGGCGGACACGTTAAAAGTTATCGCGGATAACGGAAACCTTTATGCTGAAAGACTTAGCAAAGAGAAGAAAACACTTGCAGACCTCGAAGCAGAGTTGCCGGAGCATGAGGAAAGTCTTGGGATGCTGAATACAGCTATCGAAGTTCTTACAGAGCAGTTGACGGAATTGCCGCAGGAGATTGATATTACCGATTCAGAAGAATACAAGGCACTTGCTAATGAGATAGCCGAAAAGGAACAGGCTATTCACAAGGCTAATGACATATCGGCGGTCAAGGCTGAATTAAAGGCACAGGAAAGTGAGCTTAGGCAGCAGTTGTCAGAATGTGAGCGAAAGATAGCTGAAAGTAACACAGAGAAAGACGAACAGCGGCTTGAAGAATTAAGGGCAGAACAGCGTACACAGGAACAGAATAAGGCTAATGCTGAAAAAATCCTTGACTTGCTTGATGAACTGGATAAGGCGAAGAATGAAACATTATCTGACAGCATTAACAGTCATTTCTCATTAGTTAAGTGGAAGCTGTTTGAATTGAACAAGTCGGGTGGTTACAAGTCAGTTTGCATACCGACAGTTGATGGAAAGTCAATTCTTACAACTATGAGTAATAAGGGTAACAGGATTCTTGGTAGGGTTGATATATGTAACTCTATTCAGAAGATTAGTGGTATGTCAGTACCTATTATCTTAGATGATAGTGAGAGCCTTGACAGCATCAATCAGAAGAAAGTTGCTGAAATGGTCGATAGTCAGTTGATTATGCTGATTGTCAATGATAGCGAGAAATTAGAGATTGTGGAGGGATAATTATGGCAAAGAGAAAATTCAAAATAGGGGACAGAGTAACGGTTACAGATAAGAGTGAAGAAGTTTACGGAATGACTGGAACGATAGTTGGTTGCCGAGACATTGATTTTTTAATCCGGTTCGAGAACTGGCACGACGGTCACAACGGCTTCGTACTGAACAGAGACGGTAATGAAAATGATTGCTGGTATGTAGATGAGAATAGCCTCAGCTTGGCTACAGAAACCATTGTGATTTACCGCAATGGCAATATAGTTACAGCTCTTGACAAGTCCACAGGTAAGAGAGCTGAGGCACACTGCAATCCGGCAGATGAATTTGACTTTCGTGTGGGTGCGAAACTCGCATTCAAGCGTTTGACGGAAGATAAAGGCGATAAGCCTGTTGAGGACAATGAAATTAAGGTCGGGGATACGGTTATCGTTGTAAACTTACTTAAAACGTATAGCTCTTACGCCGATTGGACAGGCTTGAAAGAATATATAGGCAACTACGTCCTTGTGAAAAGACCCTTAAAGGACAAGAAGTATATTGTCCGCAATATTGCTAAACATGATACTTTCGACAGCACACTTGCACTTATTCAGGACTTAGACACAACACAGGTGTTTATAATCGGTATAGATGGAATTGGGAAAGCAAATTAGGAGGGATTGGAAATGGCAGAAACAACAGCAGTAGCAGAAAAGAAAGCATTTACCACCTCATTAAGTGAGTGGAGTAATGCAATCACAGGTCTTATCATTGATGATTACAAGTCTTGCGGAATGAATATGGATGATTATGCGAAAGAGTGCGCTATGGAGGCTATGACAAGCATATTCAATCTTGTCAAGAATGACCCTAAGACTAATATGGGTAATCTTGATACAAGCAATATAAGGGGCATTGTAAAGCGTTGTGCAAGCTTAAAGCTCAATGCTAGCGCATACCCAAGGGAGTGCTATTTCCAGTTAAGGAGTGTGAAAGTAGGCACTGACCCACAAACAAAAGAAGAAATATGGCAGAAGCAGGTCGAAATGGGAATTGAAGGAGCTGGCTACGATTCGCTCTTATCCAACTACGGGAAGAATGTTGATACAGTTTATCCATATTGGGTTATCAAGGAGGGTGACGTGTACGTTCCGCCTAAGCACAAAGGGCTTTCAATCACCGACCCGGAGTGGGAAGAGAAAGGATTGTCCGACAAAGCTGTAAGAGTTGTATATCCTGTGAAGTTAAAGGACGGAACGGTTACTTATTTATCCGCGGACAGAGACAGCGTAAAGATAAATTTACTGTCCCATGTAAAGCAGAATATGCAGAATGAAACTTTCGGAATAATAACCGGCACGAAAAAGCAGTACAACAAGGAAGTGGAACGCACTCGTTATGACGCTACACCGGAAGAGAAAAAGAAGATAAAAGAGAAAAAGGAAGAAGTTCTCAACGCGTTGAGGCAGTGCGAAACCGTAGACGATATGATAAAGTGTGAAATCGCTAGACCGTTTATATCGGGTGCTTGGCTTGATACCCCAGAGAGCATGATTCAGAGGAAAATGTGCAACAATGCCACAAAAAAATTTCCGAAGAATTATGACCCAATGGCAAGACAGGCACAGGTTGAAATGGACGAAGTTTATCAGCTTGCACAGGCTGAGATTGACGAGAACTCTAATACAGTTGAGTTCATAGAAGATAATTCCAGTGCAAGGGCAATAGAAACAACCAAGGAGCAGTCAACAGAGCAGACGGAGTTACCGCCATTTATGACGGCAGAATAGGAGGTTATATGATTACTAGTAACAAGGGAATAGTAACGATTGACGGTAAGGGTGCGGACATTATAGCCGATTGGGGAGTTCTAACCAAAGCGATATATGAAAAAGTGCTCCATGGTGATAAGCAACTCTTTAATATGATACTGAATAAGGCTATTGGATGCCCTGATAAGTGCTCTACCGCTACCAATAGTGATTTTGGTGCAGTTTTAAAGGAAATCATGGAGGGTAAGCATGAGAATAATTAGTCAGGATGGAACAACAGATGTGCCATACGAGCATGTGGCGGTTATCAGGCTTAACAAGAAGATTTACTTCTTTAACAGCAACTTGATTACCGATTCACAGGCGCTTGCGGAGTACTCGACCGAGGAAAAGGCAGAGAAAGCTATGGAAATGTTGAGAGAGCAGCACGAAAAGGTCGCTTTTTTAAAAACGATAATAAATACTGAAAAAGGTACTTCATTCGTAAACTGTTTGTCGGAAACTGTTTTTGATAAGATGACACAGAATTATTTCCAGTTCCCGAAAGATGATGAGGTGGAAGTATGAAAGGGCTAAGAAATTGCCCTATATGTAGTGCTGAAGCTGTTGTTCTTAGAAATGAGCCAGACGGATTTTTTATGGGATATAGTTCTGGCTGTCCGAGATACAGGTTAAACGATGGAGTACACGCAAAGAAGATGTTCTTTCATAATGTAGCCACGAAAGAAAAGGCAATAGAAAAATGGAACGAATATGTTGAGAGGTTTTTGGATGAAGCTTAAATGTATTTCAACTGGCAGTAGCGGTAACTGCTATCTGTTGCACGCAGACAACGGAGAAACGCTTATCCTTGATTGTGGTATCGGCATCAAGGAGATTAAAAAAGGCTTAGATTGGAACATTAAAGATGTTGTGGGTGTGTTATGCACCCATAAACACCTTGACCACAGCAAGTCATTAGACAATTTTAAAAAAATGTCAATACCGGTATTTGCACCCTACCAGAGAAACTATAACAAGAAGAATTATGGCGGATTCACAATTTATCCGTTTCCACTACAGACATTGGACGGGAATTGGACACATACAGACGCAAATGGCGAACCTTGCCCGATATATGGCTTTCTGATTACTCACAAGGAAATGGGAAGAATGCTTTACATAACCGATTGTGAACTAATCAAGTGGAAGTTTAATGACATAAACCACGTTCTCTTAGGCGTGAACTATGACAAGGATTTAGTTGATACCGACAATCCAAAAGCTAATCACGTTTTCAGAGGTCACTTATCCATTGATACAGCTTGCGATTTTGTCAAAGCTAACAATTCAGATAGCTTACAGAATGTCATAATGTGCCATTTATCAAGCGAAAATGCTGATAAGGATAGTTTTATCGAGAAAATGAAAAATGCCGTAAATGGGGCGAATGTAGATGTTGCAGAACAGGGTAAGAGTTGGATTTTAAGGAAAGGAGATGAACCACCATTTTAAGTAATTGGGATGATATAAAAGAACTGATGGATTGCTTTCCAAGGAGCGTTATTAACCATAATGGAGAGCTTGTAGTACATATCGTAAGTAACACATATTTTATTTTAAGAGATTGTAACGACAAGGAAGATGTTAAATGCAAGGTTTTAGAGTGGCTTTCAAGACCTGCTTACAAGACAGAACCATACAGTACAAAGCGAAAAAATGATGAATTTCACAGTTTTATCCTTGCAGGAGTAAATGATTACCTTGGTACAGATTTTTCAGAAAAAGACATGGAGAAGATTTATACATACTTAGGCAATGCTTGCAATCACAAAAAGACATTGAAATTCATTGAAAGTGGCTATGATATGTCGGTTTTGAAAGATTAAAAAATCAATGAGTGCCCTTTTTAGAAAGGAGATTATATGGCTAAATACAAAGATATTTTAGGAAATATAAGAGAGTGTGAAGATAAAACAATAACAATCAGCCTTGAAAGATACAATACTTTGATTATTAAAGAAGCTATTGCCGATGGCGCTGTAAATGTTAAGGAAGAAGCCGAAGCAAAACTGAAAGAATTGAGAGGTGGAGAAAATGATAACAGTTGATGATTTAATAAAAATTCTTGATACAGAAGGAAATAGATATGGTGGTGCTACAGGAAAACCAAGAATGTTGAATTTATCTCTAAATGGCAATTTTGCCGGCAGTATTGAATCTGTAAAGCTAGATGGTTATGGAGATGGGCTTATTACGGACGTGACGATGGAGATTACTTCATCTAAATTCACAACAACCAATGCCGACAGGATAAGGAATATGTCGGATGAAGAGTTGGCGGAATGGCTTACGAACATGTGCGATATCGAAAGACACGAAGAACCATATAAGTCAATCTATAACCTTGATACCGGGCAGGAAGAAGAAATTCATGATAGTTATGGAGATTTACTGAAGTGGCTTCAATCAGAAGCGGAGTAAATCAGCGTAAGGAGCCAGACGAATGAGATGTTGTCGAGACTGCCCTAACAGAGGTTGTGGGGCGTACCACGATAAATGCGAGAAGTACCAAGCGGAAGCAGCAAACAACCGCAAAACTAATGCAACTCGAATAATCGAGAGCGAAAAAAATAGCATGAGATTTTTGTATCGGGAGAACAAGAAGCTCATGAAAAAATGGGATAAGAAAAGGAGATAAGACATTGAATAAGGTTATCTTAATGGGAAGATTGACGAGAGACCCGGAAATCAGAACAAGTGTTGCAACCAACACTACAACAGCAAGGCTTACACTTGCGGTTGACAGGAGATTCAAGAAGGAGGGCGAACAGCAGACAGCAGATTTTATCAACTGCATAGCGTTTGGCAAGACAGCGGAGTTCATTGAACGATACTTGCATCAGGGTACTAAGATAGCGGTTATCGGACGTATTCAGACTGGCAGTTATACCAACAAGGATGGACAGAAAGTCTACACAACAGATGTCGTTATTGAGGAGTGCGAGTTCGCAGAGAGCAAGAACAGCACCGGCAGCAGTCCGGCACCAAGTCCTAGACCGCAGACAGCAGTACCTAATGATGGCTTCATGAACTTGCCTCTCGGTGTTGAGGATGAAGGTCTGCCGTTCAACTAAGGAGGTGAGGCAGCATGGCGAAACAAAAGAAATGTAGCACATGTAAATACAATTGCCGTTTGAGCTTCGAGGACGGTGATAGGTTCTGCCAGTACATATTGATAACCGGGCACAGAAGACCGTGTCCGGTAGGTGATGAATGTACGGTGTATGAGAAGAGCAAGCGGCTAAAGGAATATAATTTTGGCGATTGAACTAGGAGGAGATAATTTGGGCATTCGGGAAGCAATTGAAATTCTTTGTGATGAACAAAAACTGCTAATAAATGTAATAGCAGTATACAGTAGCGATTACTTGGGATTGAGCAAAGCGAGGGAAAGAGAGCTTACAATGATAAACAAAAAAAGAATTGAAGCTATTAACATGGCAATCGAAGCACTGGGAGGTAGAGAAGATGAAGCCTAAGAATGGTAGCATGAGTGCATTTATTTATGGTAAGCCAACAGGCGGTAGCCGTTACGTTGGAAGCAAGAAGAAGCGTAAGACTACAAGGATTAACAAGAGTAAGAAGGTGGTTTCGTGACAGAGAGCGAAGCAGTAGAAAAACTGAAAAATATGCGATTGTTTATGCAGATTGAGGACAAGAACAGTGACTGCAAGTTTACAGAAGATGATTACAAAGCTAACGAAATAGCAATACAAGCACTCGAAAAGCAGATGGCGAAGAAGATTGTATATCACAAGCAGTCTTACGGCACACCGTACAGATGCCCGGAATGTGAAGCAGACCAAATACCGATAGACTTTTTTAATTCCGACGGTACAGAACCGAGCGAAAAATATTCGTGGTGTTGGAAGTGCGGACAGAAGCTGGATTGGAGTGATGCTGAATGAATGAAGAACTTAAGCCGTGTCCGTTTTGCGGTGGAAAAGCAGAAATTATAATCTTTAATACTGAATATGGAACAGTAACTGTCGGCTGTACTAACAAAGAATGTGATATTACTATGGGAAAAGCGTTTTTCACTGACGAAGAAGCTATTCGACACTGGAACAGGAGGGCGAACGATGAGGCTGATTGAAGGAAAAACATTTTACAATAAGCCTTGGTATGGAAGTTATAAATCTATGTTAGAAAGATGCTATAGAGAAAAATCATCAAATTATAATATTTATGGCTGCAGAGGTATAAAAGTTTGCGATGAGTGGAAAAACATTGAAAACTTTGAAAAATGGGTTGAAGAAAGTCATTATAAAAAAGGTCTTACGCTTGACAGAATTGATGTAAACGGAAATTATGAGCCTAGTAATTGTAGATGGGTTGATATGAAAACGCAGTGCAACAACAGAAGAAATACTTTATATATCCAAATTGACAAAGAAATTCATACTATTTCCGAATGGTCGGATATTACTGGTATTAACAGAAGCACATTAAATAATAGGTATTATCGTGGAGATAGAGGTAAAAGACTTATCAGAAAGACGAGGCGAAATATATGGCACGCTTGATTGATGCAGAAAAATTGAATTTTCATTGCAATTATAATGGCGATTGTTCAGGAGATGTATCGCATTGTAAAGAATGTGATAATTATGTATTGGATTATAGAGATATACAAGAACAGCCAACAGCCTATGATGTTGATAAGGTTGTAAAAGAAATTAACGAGTGGACATTTAATGCAAATATAGATGTTGGAGATGGAACAATAATGAACCATAATCTCATTGTTAGAGACACTGCAATAAACATTGTAAAGGCAGGTGGCAATTCTTGAATAATCAGAACATAGCAAGAGCTAAGGTAATTGAGCAGGAGAATAAGAAAAGGCTGTTAAAGGTCAATCCCAAGCTTGACAATGAAAGCGGTATCTATTTCCTTACAAGAGTTGACGAGAATTGCTTCAAGTATGCTTACATCGGACAGGCGGTGCATATCCTTAGCCGATTAGCACAACATCTTGTTGGGTTTCAACATATAGACCTCAGCATGAAGAAACATGGTTTATATGATTTTAGTGAGAATCCTTATGGGTGGAAGATAGGGTTCTTGCATTACCCACAGAATGAGCTTGACAAGTGGGAGCAGCATTACATTAAGGCTTATGCCGACAACGGATATCAGCTCCGTAACAAGACTAGCGGTTCGCAAGGTGAGGGCAAGGCACAGATAGATGATTACCGCCCGGCTAAAGGCTATATGCAAGGCATACAGCAAGGTAGAAAGGTGTTAGCAAGGGAATTATCGTCTATTGCCGAAAAGCACCTTAAAATCGAATTGAGAGAAGATAAGGCTAATAATAAGGTGTCACAGAAACAGTATGAGAAGTTTATGGGATTGCTGGAGGAGGGAAAAGATGAAACCAATTCTTGATGTATGTTGTGGAAGTAAGATGTTTTACTTTGATAAAAGCAATCCCGATGTAGTTTTTATGGATTGCAGGGAGTTAGAGGATACCCTTTGTGATGGACGCAAGCTAGAAATAAAGCCAGACATTACAGGGGATTTCCGCAATATTCCCTTCCCGGACAATGTATTTCATTTAGTTGTATTTGACCCACCTCATTTAATCAAGGTTGGCGATAATTCGTGGTTGGCCAAGAAATACGGAAAACTAACAGACACTTGGCCAAGTGATATAAAGAGAGGCTTTAACGAGTGCATGAGGGTACTTAAACCTTGTGGAACGCTTGTCTTTAAATGGAATGAACAGCAGGTAAAGTTATCAGAGATATTAAAAAATATAGATTACAAGCCTATATTCGGAAACAAAAGAGCTGATACGCACTGGCTTGTGTTTATGAAAGTGGGTGAAAGTGAATGAGCGGAATTAAAGGCTATACAGCGGAAGAAATCGCACGAATTGCAAAGCAAAAACTTATTAGCGATTATGAATTTTGCAAGGGCAATTTAGCTAAAATCAGACAGCGCGAAAAAGAAATCGCAGATATAAGACTTGATTACAATTCAAAGATAGCAAGGTACAGGATAGAAAGCGTAGACAGAGTTCTTGACTTCATAAGAAGTGAATATAAGGCAGGTAGAATTTGCGACCTTGAAACATTATTATGTCACTGCCAAAACAAGCTGAATGGCAATATTGACGGAATAGAATTAGACCTTGATGGACATTTAAGAGGTGTTCCTTTTAAGAAAGTGGGTGGCAATGATGAAGATTGAAACTACTGATATTGAAGTTAAGGATTATGTCAAGAAGCTCGTGAACGTAGTCACTAAGACAATGGTTGATTCATTTGAAAATCTGACTATCGAAGATGTAAATATGTTTAAGTTGGGTTACAACAAGGCTGTTGATGACACTATAAAAGCTATCAAGGAAGAATATGCTTTTACAATCTTAGAAGAAGAAAAGATTGACGAAATAGCAGAACAGTTGAAAGGAGCGAAGCAGAATGAAGATTGACGATTTTATCGGAGGCGCGGAATGACACAGATGAACCTATTTGACTATTTGCGAGAGCCTATCAGCATAACAAAGCCTATCCGATTGATAGAGTTGTTCGCAGGTTACGGAAGTCAGGCTATGGCATTAAAGCGAATAGGTGCAAAATTTGAGCATTATCTTATATGTGAATGGGAAATGCATTCGGTTGCATCTTATAAGGCAATTCACATGCCGGACGATAACACTGATTATAGCAATGGAATCGACTCAGGACAAATAATCGAAAAGTTGACAAAGCTTGGGATATCTGTTGATGGAAAGACAGCACTTAGTGAAAATCAGATACGCAGCCATTCCTACGGAGAGATGTGGAGAAGGAAGTGTTACAATAACATAAAAGCTACGCATAATTTGGTCAATATATGTGCAACTCACGGAAATGATTTAAAAATAGTTGATACGGAACACTTTACTTACTTACTTACTTATTCATTTCCTTGCACCGATTTATCAGTTGCAGGAAAGCAAATGGGAATGACTAAAGGTCGTGGTACAAGAAGTGGTTTGCTATGGGAAGTTGAGAGGATTTTAACCGAAATCAGGGATAGCAACGGAGAACTGCCACAGATACTGTTTATGGAAAATGTACCACAAGTCCATAGCCAAGACAATATGCCGGATTTTAGAAAGTGGCTAGATTTCCTTGAAAGTTTGGGATATGTGAATTACTGGCAAGACTTGAACGCTAAGAATTATGGGGTTGCACAGAACAGAGAAAGATGTTTTATGTTCTCGTTCTTAGGAGAATATAATTATAAGTTTCCTAACCCTATACCACTCACAAGGCGGTTAAAGGACTATTTAGAGGATAATGTGGACGAGAAATACTACATCAACAATGAAAAAGCACAGAAACTTATTCAGATACTTATTGACAACGGAACATTGCCAGATACAATCCAGAGCAGAGCAGACTTGCGTTGACGGAACAATCTGTGAACCGGGAAGAAGAGAAATCGCAAACTGTATCAAGGCAAGGTATGACGCAGGAATCAGCAACTTGCGGTCGGATGGAAACTGTGTTGTTGAAAAATCAAGGAGCGGAACTAGAAAAGAAAACTGATATAGCCACTACTCTTATGGCTAGAGACTATAAGGGCTTTGGTAATCAAGCAACTAATGGAGTAATTGAATGGAAGTAATAGGAAGTATTTACACGGACATAAAGTCCTCAATTGCCGCAAGAGAATATAAGGAGCCGAGAAGTGTTATGGAGGTAATACAAATAGGCAGCATAGCCGAGGAAAAGAATTTCAGTAATCCTCAAACTGGAGGAATTTACGCTGTTGGAGGGTGCAGTCCAACATTGAGTACAATGCAAGGTGGCGGTCAAGAGCCGAAAATCCTTGAAAGTCAGATAGTTGCAATGCGTGGCAGAAATCCCGATAATCCGTCCGACAGGTCCGCTGGTAGTCCAACAAAACAAAGGTTAGAGGTAAATACGCAAGGCACAAGTAATTGCCTAACAAGTGTTCATAAGGATAATCTTGTAATGGAAAATGTGATTGCAATAGACGAACAAAACATGAGTGCAAAATCAGACGTTTTCGGAACACTCACAACTGACGGAAGTAGTCCAAAGCACAATAACAGAGTTGCAATTAAGCAGAACACAACAGGCAAATATATTTATCCTAAATACCGCATACGAAAATTAACGCCAAGAGAGTGTGGACGGCTTATGGGAGTATCAGACGAAGATATATCCAAAATGGCAGCAGTAAACAGCGATTCTCAACTATATAAACAATTCGGGAACAGCATTGTGGTAGATATTATGTGTGCTATGTTTAAGAATTTGAATATTAAGCAAGGAGAATAATGATGACAGACAATACAAAACAGGAAATACAAATAGTCCTAGATTTGCTAAAAGGTAGCCTTACAAGGAATGGCGTGTCAATGGGATTCGATAAAGAGAATCATACATTGGTATTCTTTGACACGAATACGTTCTTAGAAAGTAAGAAAATGGACGGATTTGGAGTTAAGTTAGAAGATTTAGTGAGATAGAAAACAAAGAGGAGCGGAATATGGCAGACAAGAGAATGTTCAGCAAAAAGTTAATAGATTCGGATGCGTTCCTTGATATGCCAATATCGGCGCAGGGTTTATTTTTTCACTTGTGCATGAGGGCGGATGATGACGGCTTTGTGGATGCACCTAAGAGGATTGCGAGGGAATGTCAGGCCTCAAGTGAGGACTTGCAGATATTGATTGACAAGCGATATGTGCTGACATTCCCGGATTCTAATGTCATTGTGATTAAGCACTGGCGATTGCATAATTCAATCCCGAAGGACAGATATAAACCTACATTGTACGCTGAGGAAAAAGCTCAAATCGGAATCAAACCGAACGGAGCGTACACCGATGACCCGGCGAAGATGGCAACGATTGCCAAGCCGGTGAGTGAAACACCGAAAACAAAGAACAACTTTAATAAGTTCCCACAAAGGGAATACACCAAAGAAGATATGGAATGCATTGAACGAAGAGTTATTTTAGGAGGAAAAGCAAATGGCAGCTAACGAAACATACAAGAGACGCGCAGCCAACCATGAGTGTACATATTGCGGTTGCAAGTTGCCTGATAACTACACATTCAGGAAGTGCGAGAAATGCCGCAAGGATTGGAGTGAGATTGCCAAGTATGCGAGGAAAACGGCAAAGAAGAACGGAATATGTACAGTCTGCAAGGCAAGAGAAGCACGTCCGGGGAGAACCACTTGTGCGATATGTGCCGCTAAGCTTAACAGTGCTACTAAGGCAAGACGTGACAGGCTTAAGGCAATGGGATTGTGCATAATTTGCGGCAAGAATCCACAATCCGAGACAGCTATTTTATGCGATGTGTGCAAGAAGAAGTGGAGGAGGTATAATTATTGATGACAACTGTAATATCATTTTGCATAGGTTTGATTCTTGGTTCGGCGGTAACATTCTTTATCGTGGGTGCCACTAAAACTAACGAAGCATTGGAATTGTATGAGGAAGGCTTCAAGAATGGCTATGATGAAGCCAGCAAGGAGAAAGGATGACAAGATTCTCTGATAATTTGAGGGTGCTAATGGCACGAAAAAAAATATCACAGTTCAAGCTTGCCAGTGATTTAGGCCTGTCTCAGGCACAGGTAAGTAAGTACTTATGCAGTAAGGCATACCCTAGACCACATACGTTGGATAAGATAGCGACTTACTTCAATGTAAGTGCTGATGAACTGGAATGCGAAAGAATGTGAGGAGTGATGGACAATGGCTAAAAGTGACAAGAAGATACATGAATACAGAATGTCGGGTGCGGCGTGGATATTAGATTTTGCACAGAAATACGGCATTGACGAAGCAGTTAAGGAGCTGAAGCAGAGGAACGCTGAGTTTATTCCGCTTGAAGTATCACATGAAGAATTAGAAGCATGTACACGAAGAATAAAGAACAATGTTGTTGATTCTATATGCCTGTTATCAGCAGTCACGCTCCAAGATGAGTTTGACTGGGCGTTCAAGATTAAACCGATTTATGGATAGGTTTAATAGCAAGGCAGAATGCCTTGCCGATGACGATGTGAGTTGGGCGGACATGAGACAGACCATGCGTGAAGAGTGCGGCTTGGACTTTAACTGGCGAAGAAAAGAGAGAGAATAGGAGGAATAACGGCTTATGAAGCTGTCGAAGCTGACTAAGCCGGAGCTTGATAAAATTATTAACAACGCCAACTTCACAGAAGAAGAGATTGAAGTTTTTAAACTTCTTGCAAGAGGTAAAACGATAACGGAGATTGCACAGCAAGTATCGGTATGCAATCGTACAGTGAACAGGCGAATTGAAAGAATTAAGTCAAAAATCAGCAGATTGGAGGGGTAATCATGGTGATTGTGACACAGAATGGTAAGGAAATCAAGGCAGGTGAAATCAAATTGCCGGACAAGACTAAAGAGCTGATTGCATCAATAATTGACAATCAGTAAGCATAAGAGTAAAATGTGCCGTAACGCGATAAGTACGGCACATTCTTTTTTAAGAGGAGGTTAAACGATGGAATGTGTTGCGTACATGAGAGTATCAACGGAAAAGCAAGCCGAAGAAGGCAACGGGCTGGAAAGCCAAAAAAGAGATATTCTTGACTACTGCTCCAAGAACGAACTGATTGTGACAGATTGGTATGTTGACGATGGCTACACCGGAACGAATATGAACCGCCCTGAGCTTCAAAGGCTTGTTGCTGACTGTAAGCATAAGAGGATATCTTGCGTAGTGGCTTTTAAGCTCGACAGATTATCAAGGAATATGATTGACGGTCTATATATGATTGAGAAGATATTCCAGCCAAACGGCGTACAGTTCAAGTGCGTACATGATAGCGTAAGCTACGACAGCCCGATGGAACAGGCATATACTCAGATGATGGCGGTATTTGCACAGCTTGACAAGAATACAATGATGTTGCGTATGCGTGGCGGTATGCTTGAACGTGTCAAGCAAGGTTACTGGATGGGCGGTGGCAATCTGCCTTATTGCTACAGCTATGACAAGGATAGTGGAATCTTAATCCCTATTGCAGAACGCAAAGAACAGGCAAATAAGGCACTTGAATTGTATATAAGTGGATATTCGGATGCGATGATATGCGAAATATGCGGATATAAAGGAGAGCGTGTTGTCAATCGTATACTTACAAGTACTGTCAACATCGGCATGATACCATACAAGGGCAAGATATATCAAGGTTTGCATGAGCCTATATTCGATAAGGAACGGTTTGAGCTTGCTCAACAGTTGAGAAAATCCCGAAGTCTTAATAAGGCAAGCTGTATAACCGAACCGAACCTATTGACCGGGCTGTGTTATTGCGGTGTGTGTGGATGTGCCATGCGATATCAGAAGTGGACGCACGGAAAGCACAAGATATATTGCATGTCAAGAAATAAGGCTATGTCTTATCTGCCAAACCACAACCCGGACTGCAATAATTCACTTGAATGGGCGGATGATATAGAGGAGCAAGTCGAGAAAGAAATGCTTAAAATATCGCTTGACTTATCATCGTACAAGCCTAAGGAGAAGGAAACAAAGCTTGATATTATGCAGTCACAGCTTGACAAGGAACAGGCAAAATTAAAAAGGCTTTACGGCTTGTATGCGGATGGCAACGACACAGTGTTGAGCATGATTAAAGAGCTTGAAGCAAATATATCCGCGATTAAGGAGAATATATCGGAAGAACGGAAAAACTTTTCCGTCAAGCAAAAGAACACTATCGTATATGATGAAATAAAAAAACTTGCCGATGTTTGGGACAGCATCGACAAGAAACAAAAAAATATGATATTAAAAACTATAATTGACAAGGTAATCATTGTCAATGGCAATATTGAGATACAGTTAAAGAATTTTTAGCACTTACTGTATGCGGTTCCCATGGCATATAGGAAGTGCTAATGCCGTATTTATCGCGTTTTTTTCAAAGGGGGAATTGAATATTTGTCGCTTTTATGTCGCCAAGCTGTCGCTTTAGGCGGCTTTTTTTATGCCAAAATATAAGCAAAAGGAGGGATAACCGATGTTGTCAGACAAAGTAATTGAGAAGATTTTCGCGAAAGAGGAAATTCAAAAAGCAGACCTGATGACGGTATCTCTTATTATTCACGCAGTTGGCGAAGCTATCGAGGAGGTAGAAGAAGAAAATGCAAATGAACAGTCCTCAATACAACAATCCTTATAACATTCCGAGCTATTATCCACAGCAGTACACAGGTTATCCACAATACTTACAGCAAATGCAGGCAGCAAGGTATCAGCCTCAGGAACAGGCACCGGTACAGATGCAGGGAACATATCAGCAACAACCAGTAGGTATCAATGGGCGAATGGTACAGTCTGTTGAGAACATCAACGCTAATGAAGTGCCTATGGACGGCTCAATGGCATTTTTCCCTAAGCAAGATATGTCGGAAATATACGTCAAGGGTTGGAACGCTGATGGAACAATTAAGACGATTGTGTATAAGCCCCAAATAGAGGAAAAAACGCAACAGACAGTAAATTCTGCGATTGACACCGAAAAGCTCAAAATTGACCTATCGGAGAATGTCACAGAGGCATTTATGCAGAGGTTCGACGAACTGGAACAGAAGATTGAACAGTTGAAAGTTTCGCAAACGCAAAGAAAATCTTCACAAGTGCAAAGTAAAAAGGAAGGTGACGAGGCATGATAAATCCTATGGGCTTAATGCAACTAATGAAAGGTGGTCCGCAACAGTTCTTACAACAGATGATGAGTAACAATCAGGTTATGTCTAACCCTATGGCTAAGAACGCTATCGGCATGGCACAGCAAGGGGACACTAAGGGCATTGAACAACTTGCAAGGAACTTGTGCAAGGAAAAAGGTTTAAATGCCGATGATATATTTAATCAATTCAAAAGAAATATAGACGTGTAAAGCATATTAGAGGAAAATCCCGGGAACCTCTTTATGAATAAATATTAGGAGGAATACAAATATGTTCAGTAATTGTGCATCGGTTCCGTTAGTGGCAAACATTGACGGAAACGGAAATAACAACGGCTGGGGAGCTGACGGCGGATGGCTTTGGTTCATTGTCGTAATCTTTGCAATATTCGGAGGCTGGGGCGGTGGCTTTGGTGGCTTCGGAGGCGGAAGAAACGGCGATTGTGCTACTCAGGCAGATGTCAGGGCAGCAGTAGACCAGCAGACGCTTATAAGCAAGCTTGACCAGCAGACATACGGTCTTGCAGACGGCACGTACGCTCTCAACAACACAATCAACAGTAACTTTAGAACCGCTGATAACGCTATATGCACACTCGGTTTTCAGACGCAGCAGGGCTTTAATGATGTGGCTCATCAGATTTCCGACTGTTGCTGCACCACGCAGAGAGCTATTGATGGCGTAAATTACAACATGGCTACGCAGACAAACGCTTTGCAGAATACCATGTGCAACAACACAAGAGACATTATCGACAATCAGAATGCCAACACAAGAAGCATAATTGACTTCCTTGTGAATGACAAGCTTGCAACCTTACAGGCTGAGAATCAGAACTTGAAGCTCGCAGCTTCACAGTCTGAGCAGAACCAGTATCTTGTAAGTCAGCTTAGACCTACAGCAGTGCCGGCATACATCACATGTAGCCCATATCAGTCTGCTTATGGTATAGGCTTGAATGGTTACGGTTGCGGTTGCAATAGCTGTGGTTGCTAATGAACGGCGATAATAACTTATCGGGTCTTGATATGCTCACTGTCTTTTCAGTAATCCTACAAGTTATGGGTTATCAGCAGAACCAAGAGCAAACATCGAATGATGCTTTGCTCTCTGAATTGCAAAGACAGGACAGTGAATATCTTGACAAGATAATCTCAACGCAAAATGAAATATTGAAATTATTGTCTGATATAAAATCAGAACTCGCCGACAAGGGCTGATATCAAGAGGGTAGGCGAAAGCTTACCCTTATTTTTTAGGAGGTATAAAAAGATGGCATGTAAAAATGTATGTCGTTTATGCGACAAGCTCATATTGAGCCAGTCTATCACGTTCACTGGCGGCAGTCTTGTTGTCAATCTGCCGGATGGAAGCTACAACAACAACTCTAAGTATTGCATTGTCTTAGCTCAGGCAATACCGGCAGCTACAACGATAAATGCACCAGTTGTATTTACCATCGGATCCGGCACGCAGCAATATCCGTTAGTTAATAGATGTTGCAGACCTGTAACAGCTTGTGGTGTGCGTGCTCGTACAAGATATTCAACGATTGTTGAGACTACACCGACAACGGCGGTGTTTAAGATGCTCGGTGAGCCATGTTGCCAACCGAACAACAACTTGCGTGCGGTTAATGGCACTGCACCGGTAACGCCGACAAATGCAGTAAATGGAGGTGAAGTATAATGCACATCGAACGTATGAATAGAATGATTGAGTGCTTAACTGAGAAAGCTCTTGCGGAGCTTGAGAATGGCACAGAACATATCGACGCAGAAGAGTACTCTAAGGTTATCGACATGATTAAGGACTTGAACGAAGCAGAGTACAAGGCTGTTATCGTTAAGTCTATGAAGAAAGCTGACGAAGAGGAAGAAGAATACAACAAAGAACTCCTTAAGGCTCTTAAGGATGAATATGGCGAAGAGGGCGGCAGAAGATACTATGATGAATACCGCTACATGCGTACTGGCAGGTACGCGCCAAAGGGCAAGGGCAGTTATGTAGGCAGACGCGGCTACGAGGAACCACCATACTGGCACAGATACCCGGGTGATATGACGGATATGGATTATGACAGCATAGAGCACATGAGAGACATGGACAGATTGAGCCGGGGAAGAATGTATTACACCGACATGTCAGACCGCATGGGAATGAGTGACCAGCCGAGAGGCGGCAGTTCTACGGAACGTGATATGCGTGAGGGCAGAAGCGGTATAAGTCGCAAGCATTACATGGAGACTAAGGAACAGCACAAGACTAACACCCAGCAGGATAAGGACGCAAAAATGCAGTCACTTGATGAGTACATGAAAGAACTGTCAACAGACTTAACCGACATGATAAGCGATATGACGCCTGAGGAACGCTCACTTATGAAGAGCAAAATGTCAATCCTGTTGACTAAGATGTGATTATGAGGTAGGGGCAGAAATGCCCCTACCATTGCGAGGTATAACATGTTTACAATCAACGGCATTAACTGGAACTTAATATTTGTCAATAATTCAAGTCCCAACTTATTGCGCTCAGACGGCACTACAAGCCTTGCTGTGACCGATTGGAGCCGCAGGAGTATATTTGTATCAACCGCACCAAAAGGGGCTTATCTGAGGCGTATAATCGCTCATGAGCTATGCCATGCGTTTTGCTTCAGCTATGACATATCAATGCCGATTGAGCAGGAAGAATACCTTGCCAACTGGATAAGCTTGTACGGCACTGATTTGATTTACTTGCTTGATAATATTATGTCAAGCTTATCTCGGAGGGCAGTATGACAGCAGAACAGTTATTAGAGTACATAAGGAGAACTAACCCGGAAATGACAATGGAGCGCATGATATACGAGCTTAGCCAAAGCATATATACGGCTAAATCTGTGGTTTTTACTGCACAGAATCAAGTCAAAAAATAATGCAAAAATTTTTAATCGCCCCCACCTATGGAAATGAAAAATAAAAAATCGAAGTCAAATTCTTGCGAAATTTGGCTCCGATTTAGTGTCATTTTGTCTGATTTTCTCGATATTTTTTTAAAAAATTTTTCCCTAAAATTTTCGGGTCAACATTTTGGGTACGCCCCTATACCCGGAACGTAAATTTTGAAAATTGATTTCATATTTTCGCAAAATTTGGCTCTGATTTGGTGTTATTTTTGAGCCTAAAATGGCTTTGCATGGTGGTGGGACCAGTACAACACCACACCTAAAACCGCCCGGCTCTGCCTATGACAATAAAGTTAGGCACAACAAACAGACTACCAGACAGCATCACGTTACAAGCCACCGCCCATTAAGGGCGCAGTTGTCCGCTTGATGATAAAATAGCATTTTGATTTCAATTTGTCAAGGAACGACAAAAAGAGAACTTTTTAGAAGTTCTCTTTTTTAACTGCTTATTCTTCCTCAATGGTATCAAGCACCATCTGAATGGCATACTCACGGGAGCACATCTCGGCGCCATCCCATCTGTTCGCCTCAATCATCTTGTTGGCTTCGGTCGTTGCATCGGCACGGGTGTAGCCACAGCTTATAAGCCAGTCAACTATTTTGTCCATGTCAACCCCTCCTTGTTAAATTTTCAAGCCCCAAAGCGGAGCCGATACCGCCGCCCGGCAATGAGTCGGGGACATTCTCTGCGGCGGTGATTTTTACAAGCCGTAAAAGCCAAGAAGTTCAGCCTTGCGATTATTATCAAACACGACCTCAGTTTTGCGAACACCAAAATCGCAAAATAGCCAAGTGTCGCCGGCGACTATCGAAACTGCCAACCCTCCCATCAACGCGTGGTCGACGCTGCCAGCCACTGCATAAGCCAACAGCTCAACTGTACCCTTTGGTAGGCAAGTCAACATAAGAGCCTCGCTTGTAGCCGTTTTTTTGGCTACAAGCTCCATGACTTCATTGCTAGACGCAAATGCGTCATTACAACTATAAATATCTAGTTTTTTCATTTTAATACTCCATATATTTAATTATCTAGCCGACTTTACCGGCTGAAAAGTGACGGGTGGAATCGAACCGCCCACGTTGGCGCCTGCCGTCACTTGGCTAGTTTGCCAGAATAGCTCTAGCCGTGTTGTAAACGTACAGCCTATTGTGACTGTGGCGTTTAAAGTCGCCGTTTTCGGCGATTGCACGCCCGATATTCTCATATTTAAGGCTCACAAGCATTAAATACTTGTCTAGCAGTTCATCTGGGCATCTCAGACACTCGATGGCGTTTTCTATCTCGCCTTTCTTGCTGTTATAATAAATGCCCTCGATTTTCACGCCCTTGCTGTCCTGAAGCTTTTCAAATTCCTGCATCAATTCTGCTTTTGTCATAAAATCAACCATCCTTTCATTGCGTGCCCTGTCTCATCAGTGCAGGTGGGGCAGTTCCTGCAGACGGCGGCAGCTTCCGCCGTTTCGACTTAATTTTTCATTGCACAACCCGTCCAAGTTTTACAAATTGTACCGTTACAACTTATACCGCATTTTTTACAGCTATAACACATAGTATTCAAATCGTTATAATAAATGGTATATACTTCTTGTCTTTCCGCCTGTCGCATTGCAAGAACTCTTTCAAATGCTCTTTTTACAGCCGGAAGAACACGAGCACCGCTTTTAATCGCCTTAGCAAGTACCGCCATTTCATCGGCCGTTTTATCGTAAATGTGCGAAATTATGTTATAAAATTCATCCTCTGAAATATTAAGCTCTTTCAAATCTTGTTCATATGTTCTCATGTGTTTCCCCTTTCTAGTCTGCCATCATCAGAGCCGGGAGACCATCCCACGGCTGACGCTCCGAAGTGGAGCGTTTCGGCTATTTTTTACGGCTGTAAAAATTCTCGCAAACCTCGTCGAACTCCTCCGGCTTGGCGATAAAGCGAACGCGATAGCCGTTGCCTCGGAGAGCATCTGCATAAGCTCTTTTTGTTGTAAAAGTATCATTTTTTACAACTTGTATCTCGCCCTCGTATCTCACACTTGCTATTAACATCATATATAGTCACCTCCTTATTTTTGAGTACAACAAACACATGTTCTGTATCTGCTCTATTTCCCTTTCGTTGATATTATAATATCACTTTTATCAGTGATAGTCAATAGGTTTATCACTTTTTTTAGAAATATTTTTATTGACTTTTTTAAAAAACTGCCATATATTAAAAACACAACAAGGAGGTGATGGGATGCTTAAATATAAATTTAACGTGGGCGATGCCTTGGAGCGCGCCGGCTTCAACACTTATAAAGCTAAAACAACCGGGCTGATAAGCCAAGACGCATTAAAGAAGATTAAGAATGAAGATACAAGCATTAACTTAACAACGCTTAACAATTTATGCTTGATACTGGACATGCAGCCGAAGGACATATTCATATATGAAGAGACAGCGGAGGAACGCGAGAAGAAATTAAAAATTTTTTCAAAAAATTAAAAATATCACTTGCAAAAGTGATAAAGATATGCTATTATAATGATGTCGGAAGGGAGAACATAAATTATGAGTGAATATTTTGTAACAGTATTTCCAAAGGAAGAAGGAGAAATGCCACAGGATTTTCCAAGTTATGCAGAAGCTAAAGAATTTGCAGATGAGGAATATGGTGAAGGCAATTATACAATTGAATCACCATGCTATTAAAAAAAATTAGGAGGAATGAATTATGAACATAACGGAGTTAGCGAAATACATTATCGCGGTTGAGGTGCTGGAGAAGGAGCAGGCTCCACTTAAACAGCAAGTAGGGGACTTGATACACAAGAAGTTCACAGTCGGATTGACGAGAGACGAGCAGGAACTTCTCACAACGTCCGACAAGGCAAATCAGCAGTATCAACTGATACTTGCTGACCTGAGACATGTGGCAGGGTTAGACAATATATGCCTGTCGCGTGAAGAGCTTGAAGAAGACCACCGAGCCGTAGAAGAAGCTCATGCCTCAGTAAGTGAGTGGCTAGCAGGATATGGCGAATGATAAAAACAAGCCCCGGCGAGGTAATCGTTCCGGGGCTATTTTCATGCCGTAAAGTGCCTATTAAATTAAATAATAATGGCTCCTGCCAAGTCACGACCGATTAAAAAGCATACCAAGCGATAACGGTCAGCACTTCCAGCCCTCACAGCATACATGATTTACGGCTGATTGTCAACGTATCAGATAGTATATTGATGTATTTTAAGTGTTGACAAGTCCACGGCTAACTGGTATTATCATAGACGGGCGAGGGCGAAGAACTCATGGCAGTATCGCAGATAGCACATTGACAACCGCATATCTCACACACCTAAAATTTTAGACCAATAACAATCCGTTATGTGGTCTTTTTGTCGTTCTGTTAATATCTTGACAATGTATCTTATTTAATCCCATGTCTTTAAGTTATTTATGTATCGTATATTATTATAAAATTTACTGTCATAGATTAAGAGCCTGAGCCCTTATATTATATTTATTAATATATAGGGCTGCCGGGCACATGGACACAATCTACATCATTACATTAACGTGATAAAAACTGTATACAAACCGTATACATTCCGTTACCAAAGTGTAGCCTAGAGAAGATTAGATAAGATTAGACAAGGTAAGATTAATGAGAATGTGTAAATAAATAATCGGTTTTTAAAAACGTATATAATTATATACTGTATATGCGATTAGTACCAAAGTACTACGCATAAATACCCCAAAGTTATATTTTATATACTTTATGTATATAGTCATGTCACCAATCATGTGATATGATAATCTCATGTGTGAGAGATAAAGAGATTATGATTTGGAGGTGATTATATTATGCGTGACGATAATAACGGTTATGATGTTCAGACAATCAGGACTGTTGATGACATGAGAATTGTAGCTAGTGATATAGTCACTAATTACTGTAATAGACATAACATTGACGAGAACGATATATTTCCGTCTATATGGGCTGATATAATTACTGAGTTAAACATATTACTATTTACCCCATGCAATAAAGTACTTAAAAAAGTAGACGGTATTCATAATGAGTATGACATAGACAAAGTTGAATATGTTTATAATTATATATATAAGCGTCTATGTAATAGTCATTGTCAAGAGGTGACTATTAAGGGCTTTCTTGATATGTCGGGTATTAATAGACAGACGCTGTATGACTGGTCGAACGGTGCACTTAGCTCTCAGCGTTCCGATTTGGCTAAAAAAATAGCCGAAGATAACGAAGAGAGCCTATTCAACCTGATGAAAGATAGGAGGCTCAATCCTATGAAAGTGTTACCTAAGTTAAACAGATACCACGGCTGGAATATGCCGGGAGCTAGAGCGGAGAGAACGGAGAGAGAAGCCCTTGGAGCTGATGCCTTAATACAGCTTGGTCAGCAGCCAAAACCGTTAGAATTGTCTGATAATAGCGCAGTGAATGACAGCGATAATTGATGCATTATCACATTGAGTTGTCACACAATTTAATACAATTCACAAATGCCCTATTTATAAGGGTTTGCGGATATGTGGCTTAACGTAAACTATTCGCAAAAGTTAAGTTTAACGAATAGTTGAACTATATGCAATAGAACGATGCTATTATTGTATGAATTGTTTGGGAATTGTGTATAAATGGACTGATGGCACGGGACCATCCCGGGGTGGGGGTTATATGGTTGCTGGATACGCCGCCTCTAAGTCCTCCAAACTCCGACAAAAATAAAAAGCCCTTATCACATAAAGGAGAATGAATATGACAGGCAAAGAATATCAGCAGTTGGCAATGAGAACCAACGACGGACTTAATAGACTGCGTTTAGAGGACGTAATAGCAAATCAGGGTGACATATCGGTATCACAGTTGCTTAATGGAGCATTAGGGCTTACTGGTGAAGCCGGGGAAGTCTCAGACCTTATCAAGAAGGGCATATTCCACGAAAAGGGCATAGACCTTGAACATCTGAAAAAGGAATGTGGAGATGTGATGTGGTACTTAGCAATGATAGCCGATGCTTGCAACTTTACGCTTGATGAAGTTATGCAGATGAATGTTGACAAGCTCAGGGCGAGATACCCACAAGGCTTTGACGCTTACAGGGCTAATCACAGGCAGGAGGGCGATATATGATAACGGATTTGGTAGTATTTGGAATTTTATGTATGCTTGAAGCTCCTGCATGGTGCTTCGTGGCAATCGGTATGTCGGTTTTAATCAGGGTAATCAGTTTCGGTATGAACTTAGGCGCTAGACAGTCGGAAAAAGCCTTAGATGAGGCGATAAAGAGGTCGTTGAATGAAATATCAAGGCAGAGAGATAAATGATGAGTGCTCGCGTTGTGGCAACATATTTGAATGTGTGCTATTCCTTAAAGGTCACGGAATAGGCACAGAGCGTGAGCATGTGGCAGATATGCTTAGATGTCAATTTAAACACAAGGAAAGGCATGATAAAGGCAATGGGGATAATTAGATTTCTCGGTCTGACAGCTTTAGGGATATTTATAATCGGCATAATAATAGTGCTCATAATGATTTTTGCCATAGCCATAAGGACACTTATGTAGATGTTTAAAGACATGTAATTTTTCGGGCTATCGTCAAGCGGTAAGGCACAGCACTTTGACTGCTGTATTCGTCGGTTCGAATCCGACTAGCCCAGTTTGGTCATGCAAATGACCATCGGACTTTTAAGTCATGTTGTTTCATAAACTCCACCTATTAGCGGAATGCTGTTAAGAGCCGTCACAAGGCTCGATAGGTTTTCGGGTTTTGTTGCTGTAGTTACCCGGCGCTCCATAACACGCTAAAAGAATAGCAACAGTGCGGACAACATAAGCCGGGAAGCTTGCGACGCTGCTGATTCTCGCTGTCGCCCAGTCTGCACTTACGGAATATAGTTCAGTTTGGCAGAACGCTCCGCTTGGGACGGAGAGGTCGTAGGTTCAAATCCTGCTATTCCGACTGCCTCGAATGAGGCGCAAAGCAATACCCCTTTTTGATTCAATTTTCGTGTAGCCTTGCCACCGCTCGGCAAGTAAAACAAAGAGCGGACATGGCGCATTAGTCAAGTGGTTAAGACACCGCCCCTTCACGGCGGAGACGTGAGTTCGATTCTCCCATGCGTCATTTAGGCATAATTGTCTATTGGCATGTAGCTCAGTTGGTAGAGCAATCGGCTGTTAACCGATGTGTCGTGGGTTCAATCCCCACCTTGCCAGTTGGTGTGCGGTAAATAGCGTAACGCAAACAAAGAAGTTGATTGGTAGCATGTTTGCCAAGTAATAGGCGGGAGACGTCCGTAATTAGCAACAAACAGCTTTCAGAAACCAGTCCATGTGCAGCTTGATTTTGCCACACACCAATTTGCCAACATGGTGTAATGGTATCACAGCGGCTTGCTAAGCCGTCCAACAGAAATGTTGTACAGGTTCAAATCCTGTTGTTGGCGTTTTCACATACAAGCGAAATGGAAATATAGTTGTTGGCTATCTGTATTTTCCTAAAACCAACCGGTATGTGAGTTGATGTGTGGTGGAATAGGTAGACGATAATCAGATATACAAGACTTCGCTCGGTGAAACTGCGTAACGATATATGCAAGCGAGATAGCGTGAAACATCCCCTTGATTGGTTGTGAAAGCAATGCTACCCATTATACCAATGGATGCGGATAAGTTTGGAAGATGTTCCCATAGACTTGCACGAAGGGTAAAACGAGGCGTCGGTACACGCCTATTGTATATTATGTGTGGTGCAAATCCACACCGCATCAATCTTTTAGTATTGACACTGAATTACGGAGGACTACAATGGACTATTTTAGCATGTATAGAGATATATGGACATTCCACAAGAAGTACATCGACAAGATAAAGTTTGCCGATGATAAAATGTGGGCTGAAATAGTCACAGAAAGTAGTGAACTTGGAAAGAAATATGATAACTGTGGCTTTATTACGGCATTGACAGTGAACGAGGTGAATGAATTTGAGAAGATTAGCAAATCTGTACATCCGATACAAGACTAAAAATTTAGAAAGAATACCATTGTTTACGATGACATTCAATTATCCTAAGTATAAAGCTGAGGGTAAGAAAGATAGCTGCATGTTTTACGCACACCCTTATATTGCACAAGACGAATTTGTAAAGAGCAAATTACAGGAAGTTGTTGACCATATCAGAGATAACTATGATTTAGAGATATTTACGAAGATTTGAGGTGCAATATGAAAGATTGCTCAATTTGCAAATATTGCGATATAGATTATGATTTTGATGAAGAAGAATGTGACGAATATCCAATATATATATGCCAAAAAAGAAACGACACATCACTTGATTACAAGTGTAAAGACTTTGAACGATACAGTCCGCAAAAATATAAAGAGAAAGATACAAAGTGCGATAAATGTGAGCATCTTGAGATTTGTCTTGATAATGGCAATGTTATTGATTGCAGGACAGTTTGCGATACAAGAAGTCATTATATAGCTAATAGAATGGGGTGCGTTAAAAATGAATAACTGCAATTTAACCACCTGCCGATACAACAAAGACAATAAATGCACAAATGATGAAAAGAGAACAGAGCGTATTGAGGTATCTGTAAAAGCAATGGGTGTTGATGTTTCTGTTGATGCAGTTAATGAGTATGCAAAATCAATCTTAGGCAGATACCCTAAAGACAATATGGAGTTTTCAAAAGCTTTAGCAGTGAAAGTCCTAGAGGAAACAAAATCATTAGCAAATAGCATGAAAAAAGGGCGAGATTGTGAAAACAATGCTACTTGAAAGACATATAAGTTTTTGTGAAAGCATATTAAAACAAATGAAATAGAAACTTACCGGCTAACAAACAGAGTTAGTCGCTACCCTAAAACAAGACGAAGAAAATAGTCTCTAAATAATTTCCGAAACACTAAGAGGTGCGTACAATATTGGTGTGCTAAGAATAGCTTTTACTACTGACTACGCATATTACCGGCTACAGATTGATTGTAGTCGCTACCCTAAAACAGTTATAGGCAGAGGTCTATAAGCACCTTTGCTGGAAAGCGAGGTGCTTTTTCTTTTGGCAAGTCTTGAATTGATTAAGCAATTCCAGAATAACAACAACTACATAGAGCGAAAAGGAATACATAACATTGTTAGAGACAAAGAAACTGACATTGTTATTCAAGCCTATGTAGAATCCATCAAATGGGGTATGTCTAAAGATAAAGACGTACCTTTTTCACTGGAAATTTCCAAAAAAACTAAAAATTTAATAGATGCTTTGGTCTGCGAATCAACTAGCGGATGGCATATACCCGACTTGGAGGTATATTGCGGTGAAAATAGCACAAACTTCAAGACACTTGATAGCTATTATGAGGTTCTAAGGTGCGAATCGCCGTACTTGGTTGACAGCTTTTTTAGCTATATCGAGATTGACGAGAAAGACCCATTCAAGCGGTTTTACTTCCCAAGGCGCAAGGTATTACAGCCTGTTGTTGGGGCATATCAAGAGGTTTATGACGGCAAATTAGATTTCCTGTCGGTATCGCAGCCTAAGCGTACTGGAAAAACGACCGGTGGACTGAGACTTGCAATGATGATGGGCGGAAGGGAACCTGATGGAAGTATATTCGGCGTTGGTAAGGGTGAAGGACTTGTTAAGCGTTTCTATGGTGGACTATTACAAGGCTTTGAGACGGAAAGCATATACAACAGGTTCTTAACTGTATTCCCAGAGGCGGTCAAGATAGGTGAAAAAGATTACAAGAGTGCCGAGAACTTGTCTATCGACTTAAAAAGTAAAAATATATTTCCTACTTTTACTTGCAGACCTATTGACGGAGCAATCGTAGGTTGTACAGAAGCAAATGCGCTTGTCTATATTGATGACTGCGTTAAGAATCATGAAGAAGCAAGAAACAGGGATAGATTAGAGTTCCTATGCGAAAAGGTCACAGATGACGTATTAGGACGTAGATTAGAGGGAACACCCATTATTATCCAAGGAACTAAATACAGCCTGTATGACCCTATTACAGCATTACAGAATAAGGCAGACGAATTAGGGTGGCGGTGGCGTGAAGTTGCAGTTCCAGCACTAGACCCTATAACCGATGAAAGCAACTGGGAAATATACCGCAAAGACAAAAAAGGCTTGCGAAAAATATTCACAACTGACTACTACCGCAAAGAGCGAAAGCTTGTATCAGAGGAAACTTGGGCGGCTGAGTTTCAACAGGAGCCGTATGAAGCAAAGGGGCGTATGTTTGCTGAGAATGAGCTTAACTACTTTGAAGAACTTCCGATTGACAGAGAGCCGGATGCTATTATGGCGGCTTGCGATAGTGCGGATAAAGGAGAAGATAGTTGCTCAATGCCAATAGGATATATCTTTGGCAACGAGGTTTACATAGTAGATGTTGTATTCGATAATGCCGGAACACAGTTTACCAAGCCGGAATGTGCCAACATGTTGATTAGGCACAATGTTAAGACCGTTACATTTGAGAGTAACAGTGCCGGAGAGTATTTCGGACGTGATGTAATGGAGATTGTAAAGTCGCAAGGTGGTAGATGCAGTGCGAGGTTCAAGTTTAACTGCTCAAATAAGATAACACGAATGGAGAATGCAAGGGACAATGTTATTCGCGATTACTATTTTAGGGATTTCAGGAAAATGGACAGGCAGTGTCAGTACTACAAGTTTATGAAGGAACTTACAACAATGACAAGAAGCGGAAAAGTAAAGCATGATGACGCACCCGACAGTATAGCATTGTTCGAGAATGAAATGCGGTGCGGCGTGGTGAGACCAGCTTCTATTATATCAAGCCCTATTTAGGAGGTGACACAATGACGACAAAAAGTATCTTATCGCAATACATTGACATTAAAGATGAAATCAGGGAAGTAAGAGCCAAAATTGACCGATTAGAAGCAGATATTCAGAGGATAGAGGACGGAGAGAAAGTTGTTGACAGTGTCGCTGGTGGATTTGGTGGAACGCAACATTTCCGAATCGAGGGCATTCCGTATCCTGAATATAGTCGCAAAAAGACTTTGCTTTATTCAAGGAAAACCACTTTACAACTGCTTGAAGATGATTTGCTTACAAAGACAAACGAAGTCGAACAGTTTATTGCAAGCATACCTGATAGCCGCATGAGAAGGATAATAAATCTCAGGTACCTCGAAAATATGTCATGGAATAAGGTTGCGGACCATATCGGCGGTGGCAATACAGAGGACAGCGTGAGGAAAGCATGCGAGAGGTTTCTGAAAAGCAACTAAAGTTGTCCGATATGTCCGCTTGACGATATGTTATAGTTATACTTGAAAAAAGTTCGTTCAAGAGCTTAATATTCACTCCTCTTAGGAAAAGCATCGTCTTAATGGCGGTGCTTTTTTGCGTGAAAGGAAATTATGGGAAACGATAAAAAGAAAATATACTGTCCACAATGCCACCGCCGGGTTGCGGAGTGGGACGGAAAATATTCAGGGAATATAATAGTCGGTTGCCGTAAGTGCCACAAAAAGGTTGTGTATTACACAAATACAGGCATTACGGACATAAAGCCATGGGCTCCAAGGAAAACAGCAAGCGGCATGACATATCTTTAGGAGAAAGCAATATGCAGACAGGACGCAATATTTTATTTACGGAAGAGCCGGAAATTACATACGAGAATGTTTTAGATGTGTTGCGCAATGTCTACACAGCACACGCCCAAAACGCAAACAGAATACAGTTCTTGCTCAATTATGACGGTGGAGAACAACCAATTATACGAAAGCATAAAAAAACTTACAGACCCGACATTGATTGCGAGTGCTCTGATAATGTGGCTCATCAAGTCTCTAATTTCTGGACTTCTTATGCGTGGGGCAACCCGATAAGTTTAGTTCAGAACGGTGACGATATTAACGAAGTTGTAGCTAAAGGCATATCGGAGCTTAATAAGCAATACGAGCTTGCCAAAATCAAGGCTAAGACACAAGAGATTGGAAGATATGTTGAGATAGGTGCTGTATGCAATGTGCTTATTGATGTAAACATGGATTGGGAACCGGGAAAAAGCTTTTTTGAGCTTGATGTGTTAGACCCGCGAACATCATTTGTTGTCAAGTCAAGTTACTACCCGGATAAGCGTACAATGATGGGGGTTACTTACAGGCACAGCGTTAAGACAGGCAATACATATTTTACTTGTATTACAAAAAAATACCGATTTGAGGTTGTCAATCTCCAAGAGATTGCAAACGGAGATTACACCAAGAAAGAAGCATGGAGGCATCGTCAGAGAAGTGGTGAGATAAATCCACTAAGAGTTATTCCGATAGTTGAATATTTTCGCTCTTATGACCGCATGGGTGTGTGGGAACATCAGTTATCGGAAATGGATAATCTCAATTTGCTTATATCTGATTTTACAAACGATGTCGAGCAGAATACACAAGCTGTATGGCACACAAACGATGTTGAGTTTCCAACAGAGCGTAAGGTAACAGACAACGAGGACGGCACACAGACTGTTGAAGAGACTGTTAGAAAGCCAAAGTCCGGCGAATGGTTACAGACCTATACAACACCGAGCGGCAAAACTCCACAGGTTGAACCACTCGTTATCAATTATGATTATGCCGGAATGCTTAATAATATTCAGTATCGAAGAGATAAGATACTGGAAAAGTGTAATGTTCCGCTAACAAACAGCAACGCATCTAACATAACTGGCGTTGCGGCAAATAACGCATCGGGTTGGGACCATGCTGAGGCTGCGGCATCTAAGCAGCAAATGATAACCGAGAGCTGCAAAATAGACGAATTAGAGGTTGTCCTTGCGGCTATTAAGCATAGCCCTTATGTTCCGCAAGACAGCCCATTAAGGCAAATAAGCCTGAGCGATGTTGAGATAAACATAAAGAGGCAGAAGTTATATGAACTTTCGACTAAAGTCAATAGCATAGCCACACTTGTCAAGACAGGCTTTAATGGCGGTAAAGTAATCAATGCGATTCCTGTATTTGACGACCCTAACGAAGTTTGGGAGGCAAGCAAAGATACAGTTGAAAAAATACAAAAGAGTAACATCAAGGATGATGCAGTCAACAGTGACCGCACAATGCAAGACTTGTCAGACCAAGTCAGCAACAGCCCTTTGATTGATAAGAATAGGGCAAACAAATAAATATTTTTAGTTAATAAGAGCTATCAAGTTTATCTTGGTAGCTTTTTTATATGCACAGAGAAGTGGGTAAAACACAGAGAGACAGAGAAGTCAAGAAAACACAGAAAAGTGAGGTAACAAAAATATGGCAGATGAAACCAAATCAACAGGAACCGAAAACCCAACAGGCACACAGCCGACCGAAGGTAAGCAAGATACACCGACAGTTGAAGAGCTTATGGCACAGCTTGCCACAGAAAAGGCGGACAGAGCCAAGGAAAAGCAGGCACTTGATAAGGCTTTAAAGGAAAAAGGAGAGCTTACCAAGGCTTTAAGAGCAAAGCAAACCACCGAAGAGCAGGAAGCAGAAGCCAAGGCAGAAGCTGAACGCTTGC